AGATTCGTTGCGTAATAAATTTTAACTATTATGAGTAACTTCTTGTCCCATCGTGTTTTTTTACACGGTAATGTTTTGGTTCCGTATGCCTACGCTGAAGCGGTTTTTAGCCAGCAAGAACTTGCTGCCATCTTACAAATGACAAAATCTATGGAGTTAAAAACTGGAACAATAGCGCAGCGAGAAAACAGCAAATTATCAACATCTGTTAACCAAGAAATAAGAACATCAAAAACAGCATTTTTTTCATTAAACTCATCAAATAGGTGGATTTTTGAAAAGCTTGACGAGGTTCTATTGGCAATGAATAGTGAGTACTTTCAAATGAATGTTTGGGGTTACGATGAAATTCAATATTCCGAATACAGAGAGGAAGACTCTGGAGAATATAGATGGCATATGGATACTAACCTTTCATCTGAAAACATTGAACCAAATGGTGGTATGAGAAAACTATCAATGTCGTTGTTATTAAATGATGATTTTGAAGGAGGAAAATTTCAAATGAACTTAAGTTCTGAAAAAAAACCTCAAACTATAGAAATGGCTGCTGGAACTTTAATATTATTTCCATCGTTTATGTTGCACCAAATTACCCCAGTAACTAAACATATACGAAAATCTCTAGTACTATGGTTGGTTGGTAATAAATTTACATAAACAGAAAGAGTAATTATGACAAATTACGCATTTATTAATTCAGAAAATTTAGTTGTTGGTCTTCTTATTGGTCCAGACGATGGTTTAGAAACGTTTTATCAATCTATGGATATCTTTAAAGATTTGATTTGTGTAAAAGTAACAAATGTTGAGCAAGACATGAACGACGGTACTTTTGTTAATGTAGGTTTTACTTATGACCCTGTTAACAATGTGTATATAGCCCCACCTGTTTCTATTCCAGGTCCACCTGCGCCTTAATATATAAGTGCAAGAATGGTTATTTCTTGATAGAAAATTGGATTATTCTACCAAAAGAATTTCATTTAGATGAAACAATTCTTACAGGAACTAAAGAAAACTTTTATTCTCCGATAATTATAAATAAATTTAAAAACTTTGAATTAATAAAAAATAACATTTTAAATTTAATAAATAAAGAACAAAATTTTAAAACTGAATACGTAGAAATTTCAGAAGTAAATATTTCAAAAAGCGATTATCACAACTCATTTAATTTTAATAGAGATTGGGTAATTAATTTAGAAAAAGATATTTCTGAAAACTTAATAACACTGTGTTTACATTTAAACTTTTTTGGTTTTAAAATTTCAAACATTTGGTTTCAACAATATTATGAAAATTCAGAACATGGGTGGCACATCCACGGTGGGGCTAACTATAGTGGGGTTTTTTACATAGAAATGCCAGAAGATGGACCAAGAACAGAGTTTGTTAATCCATTAACAAAAGATACATTTTCATTAAAAATGAACGAAGGAGATATTGCAATATTCCCAGCATTTGCTTTACACAGGTCTCCTAAGAATAAGTCTAAAAATAGAAAGACAGTTGTTTCTTTTAATTTTAATTTTGCTTTTCCTGACGGAAGGTATCAAATAACAAAACAATCAACTTAATATGTGGGATAATGGTTAAATAGAACTTAAAATATTAAAGTTTAACTTGATAACTTGTACTATACTACTATTGATGATATATTTAACGATTAGGAGATAACAAATGGCAACATTCATTAAAAAGAAACTTTCCGGTTCAACCGATGGTTTGGCGGTCAAGGTCGCAGGTACCTCGACCTCAAACGCCACGACGGTCCACACCGCGTACACCACTGGCACTACGGCAGGTACAGCTGATGAGGTTTGGCTTTATGCGAACAATACAGGTGCGTCGAACGTTAAATTGACCATTGAGTGGGGTACGGCCACCGCCGCTGACGGGAATATCGAGATGTCGATCACCGCCGAGGCGGGTCTTATGCTGGTGATCCCCGGCCTGATTTTGCAGAATGCAAAAGTTGTGAAGGCGTTCGCGGCTACGGCTGATGTGATTTTGTTGACTGGATTCGTCAACCAGATTTCGTAAGGGTCTGGCGATGACTAGGTTTAGTCCACGCACACGAGTTTCAACATACACTTCGGTTTGGATGCCGACAGGCGACGAAACACCTTATCCTTCCGCAGGCTATTTCGCTGGCGGATACGATAGTTCTTATCTTTCTGGCATAGACAAGATAACTTTTTCTGACGACAGTAAAAGCACTTTGTCCGCAACATTGACTTTTATTGTTGGGTCTTTAGCAGGTATGGCTAATTCGGCGGTGGCTGGCTACTTCGCTGGGGGAACTAACGACAGCCAATATCCAGCGGGTTTTTCACATATTGACAAAATAACTTTTCCAGCCGACACGAAATCAACGCTGTCCGCAACTTTAACTAACGGTGTTTGGTCATTATTCGCTATGGCAAACTCGGCGGTTGCTGGTTATATTGCTGGTGGTTCCGCACCAGCATTCAAAAACAACATTGACAAAATAACTTTCAGCACCGACTCAAAATCCACTTTGTCGGCGACATTAACTACATTTACTAGAGGTGCTGGGGGTTTTGCGAACAGCGGAACGGCGGGGTATTTCGCTGGTGGGTACAACGATTCGGGATATTCAGGTGGCCCCCACCTTGCGCATATTGACAAAATAACTTTTTCTACTGACGGCAAAAGCACTTTATCCGCAACTATAAGTTCATCCCGAAGGTCTAGCGGGGCTATGGCTAATTCTGGGGTGGCTGGCTATGTCGCTGGCGGAAAAAACGAAGCGGGCAGCCTATTTTCAGCCATTGACAAACTGACTTTTTCAACCGAAGCGATATCGGTTTTGTCAGCGACATTGACTTCAAGCATTTTCGAGTTGGCTGGTGTGGCGCAGTCGGGTACGGCGGGCTATTTCGGCGGTGGATACGGCGGTGGCAATGTTTCAAGGATTGACAAAATCACTTTTTCCGCCGACACGAAATCCACTCTTTCCGCAACCCTGACTTCGGCTCGAAGTGCGTTGGCTGGTATGGCTGACAGCGGGACTTTGTGATGCGTGAAGATATCGCCCTCGCTTTGGCTGAATGCCAGATGCCACGCACCCGCTACCAACTCGAACATTTCGTCGTCGGCGCACACGACACACCCGAAATGCGATTCGTACAAGTATGCAGAGAATTGGAAGCCCTGCACTACACGATAAAAGAGGTCGCTTTGCAGATACGCAAAACCGAATACGAAATAGAAGATTTGAAAGAGAAAGGCGACCGCATCAGTTGTGTGGAAGCCGAAATCAAGGAACTCGGTTTGGAACGCACGAGGTTGGTGGCTATCGGTGCGGTCAGGGAATACGACACTTTGATACAAATGTTTGATGAGATGCCGAAGTTCACCCGTGAACAGATAGACGCATCACAGCCCGACTATTGGCAGGTGCGCCTGAGCCGTCAAGCCAACTTGCAGATTATGGCTGGTGCGGCGAACTGGGCGCATCTCGAAGCACTCGACCAAGTGGGTGTGCTGAAAACTATGATTAAAGCGGAACAAGAGAAAGTTAAGGAGATACAACAATGAAATATGCGACTTGGACTGTCAAGCGACCCGAGGGCTCTACGCCTGAGCCGTTAATTCGTTCCCGTGGCGGTCAGGCTTCGGGCGGGTTCATGGTGGATGACGACACCGTTTGCGGCTATGTGTGGAACGATGTCGATTTGACGGGTTTGGATGCTTGGAACTTCACCGAGAAAACGAACACGGAGGCAATGGCGTTGGCGTTGGACATTAACCCTGAATGTTTTTTTGCCGATGACGGCACGATTCAAGCACCGCTACCTGATTTGGTTTGACGCCAAGCATGAGTGCTTGGATGTTGACGTTGACAATTGATGTAAATACCTAAACTAGGTTGAGACAGTTACTATAAAAACCAATCAAACCTTGGAGCATCATGCTATACAATGATACAATAATCTATAATCAACCTGGCATTAGTTATATAGGTTCATTGGTTATTAAGATAGCTTCAATCTCTCTGCCGATTGTACTTAATAATATTAATATTGTTTTTGCCGGTGCCGCCGACTATTCAAACGCAACAACCATAGCGGTATTGAGTATAGATATTGCTCCCGGTGGTCTAATTACTATTGAAACTGTTGAAGAGAATCTTGGCGCGCTTAGCTCGATAGAAACCCTAACCATATACGAGGGTAGTATAATTGGAATAAATTAATTGTCTCTAAATATCACTTTTTACGGTACTATAGGTATCTAGCCAATAGAATAGGATTAATTCATGCCTGCCATCTATGTAAATGATACGATTCGTTTTAAGGTTAAGTTTATAGATATTGACGGTTCTGGCAATGAGGTTGCCGTAGAGCCAGTATCTGTTATTTTTAAATTATTTGATTCAAATAACAACATGTTGTTGTCATTAACCCCAAGCGCACTAACTCCATCAGAATATTATTATGATTATACCCCAACAGAAGCTGGAACTTACAAGGTAATTTTCGTAGGAACACTGGTCGGCAATAAGACAATTAACGTCAATCAACAAATATATGTTAGCACTCCAGAGAAAGACTATAAGCCGACTATTTTCCTGAGGGAAGACGAAGTAATCGCATTTGCACCAGATATAGAACCCCTGTATATAGACCCAGAAGAACTACTGCTATATTTCCCTGATGCGCCATTGATAGAAATAGGCGAATATGTTCATTTATATTCCATAGAAGTAAAAGATATTTTAAATTTATTAGACACCGAAGATGGAAGTAATCTTAATATCACCGCTCTTGAGTATATTAAAGCTGGAACCGCCTGTGAATTATCTAGGGTATATGGTAGTGGCGGTGATGATGAATTGTCCGTAAGATTAGGAGACTTGTCAATAACCAACAGAAATCTTCCAAGAAATACTATTAGCAGGGCAAATGCAACTACGTGGTGTCAAATAGCTGCAGTTTTAAGAAAAGAATTACTTGCACAGAAGGTTGGAATACGAGCAATTCAACCCAAAGGCCTGCCCACAATGCCCACAATAAGTTCTGGAAGGGCCGTAGATCCCTATACTGGTTCAACTATATATTTATCCGATAAAGATATTTATGGACCAAATGCTCTAATAACACCAAAGGAAAATCCAATTCCAGAAAGAGGATTAAGAAAGTATGATTAGTCCTCAAGAAACTTTTAAAAATATTTTAAAGCAGTGGGGACACAATATATTGGTTCAAAGATTGATGGATCCAAAATCTATGAAATATGAAGCGAAATTGCAAAGATATACAACAAGATCGTACTATCCTGGATCCAGCGGATTTGCAAATGTAATGCAGGAAAAAACACAGGGTTTAACGGTGTCTTCTGAAATTATATATTATCTACAAAATTTTGTAAATCCGAAATCAGGAGATAGAATTTATGAGGAACTTCCAACTGGAAATGAAATATTTAAAATAGACTTTGCCGCGCCGGTAAGGGGCAGGGGCGGCAAAATTGTTTATTGGATTGTTGGAGCAACCAGAGAAGAGACGACACGTGCTTAGAGCCGCCAATACGCAGATTGTGAATTTTAGGTTTGGTTTTATTTTTAGTGGATCTTACTATGATCCAATAGCCGAACTTACGCCAGTGGATGTTTATGCAACAGTTGTCAGGGGAGATATTGGTTCTGGCAATATTGTTCAAACATCTGTATCTTTATTAAATACTAGTTATCGAATAGTAAATATAACATTACCAAATTTATTGAGCGATGGCCATGCGGTATTGACTTTTGAATTTGACTCTGAACATTATTTATCATCTGGAAATTTAGTTTCAGTTTATGGAATTAATTCTTCCTGCGATGGAGATTACGAGGTTGTTTCATCTCCCACTGTAACGTCCGTAACGGCAAAAAAGAAAGCAACATCAATACCCAATACAGTTGGCTTTAACAGCACATTATATAAAGCAAGAATAACTTTAAAAACTTCAGCCTATTTTCAAAGAGTGTCTAATTCAGAGTATCAATTTGTTTACACGATTCCAAGTAATCTAGAAAGTGGAATATATACTGCGGTCATACAAACAACCTACAATGGTCAAGCTCAGGTTATTGAGCATGTATTTGAAACGGTTAATAAAAATTTTACTAAAACAGGAAACATTATTGCCAAAAGTTTACAAGATAACGTTGTTACCCTGACAACTGATTCTAAGCATTTTATAAAAGTCGGAGAATTTGTTACAGTACAAGATACCGATAGATTATTGGATGGTACTTATGAGGTCACGCAAGTACCGACAGAAACTACTTTTCAATTTTCATTAGCCAATACTGCGACAATTGCGCAAACGTCAACATATGGTAAATATTTAATTAAAAACTTTTCTGGTGTTTCTGAACAATTAACAGGTCCAACTGGAAACTCCACCGTTTCAATGAAGCCTATTTATAGTTCTTTAGATCAAGCTAGTACAAATTCAATTCTATTAGTAGGTCATGCTGACGGTCTAGAGTTAAATGAAATATATGGAGTTAACTCGATACAAGAAGCAATCAATTTGCTTGGTGCTGATATGAAGTCACCCTTATTAAGGGGTGTGTTTGACGCTTACAGTTGTGGAGCGCAAAGTTTATTTATTTTAGCGGCGGCTCCAATGTCTGAATATATAGAAGATATCTCAAAGAGATTAGATTTGTTTCCGCATCTTATATCAAATTCTACGGGAGATCCAGTTAATTTTTATGAAAAATACTATGAAAGATTATCAGAATCTTATAATTTTATAAAAGATTATGAGCTTATTGACATAATTGTTCCATTAGAAATATCGATGTTAAATACAGGATCTGTTAATTTTATAGCTCAATTAGCTTTACACTGCTTTAACTTCAATGAAACCACTGGATACGTTCAAATTGGAATTATAGGCTCTAGGTCTAATGGGATTAAGGAATCAGATATTTCAATTCTTGAGGCAAATCCAGTATTTAAAAATAAACTAACGACGTACAAATTAGATGGTCAAATTGAAACAGATATTGGAAGATATGTAGTTCCAATATATGGGGAGTTAAACTTTAGTCATCCAGGGTTTAATAGATCTTATTCAAGTAGCGCAGCCGCTGCTTTTGCTGGAACAATGTCTGCTACTGCAGTATATACAGGAATGATACGACATAGAATACCGGGCGCTTTATCGGTCTTTGGTTCGGATCTTTCCAGGGGCGCGCATGCAAGATTGGATAATCTTGGAATTAATACCGTGTATAGAACCAGAAAGGCAGTTAGGGGAAATCCATACGAAGTTGCAATATCTAACGATTATACTATGGCGAATCCCACAAGCACTTTGTCAAAAGCTCCCCAGGTAAGATTGGTTGCAATGGTAATAAATGAAATAAAAAATATATCTAATGATGGATCCGGAAAAAATTCAGAAGAAAAAGTTACTTCGCAAGTAAAAAATATGTTAGAGTTGTTAATAGGTGCAAGGGTAATAAAAGATTACTCCATGCAAGCTTACGCGTCAAGTACCAAAAGAGGATTTTTAATATTTGAGCTAAATTTAGTTTCTTGTTTAGGTTTAAAAAATATAAATTTTTCAGTAACAACAGGACCAGGAGTTTGATATGCATTCATCATTTCCGTTCCCAGAAAGATTGTCCGATGATCTAAGTCCATTTTCCAATCGTCAAAATCAAATGACCGACGCCGAAAGAAAAAAGATTACCAAACCACAACAGTATCACAATACAGATGCCAAGAGATTAAAGGCAGAGGGTAATTTAAGTTATCTTGAATTTATAGAGGTTGTAAAATTATTGTGGGAAAACTCATATCCAGATATCCCCATAGTCCCCACATTTGGTGGAGCATTTGCTAACTATCCTTGTATAGCTTACGGGATTGAGCTAAAAAGAGCCCATAATCAAGAGCCCAAAATGCGATACAGAGACAAAGCTTTGGGGGAGGATGGAAAATATTATATTATTGAAGGACAAAGATTCCAAAATGTCGTATCTTTTACTGTTATAGTTCAAGCTGACGCCGCTAAAATAGATGGAGATTCCACGAGGTATGTTGGAGCGGAAGTGGCTGATAGGGTAATGGAAAGATTTGAAGATTTTATATTAGAATACACTCCAGTATTTAAAAGATTGGGGGCTTCGGAGTTCGTATATGCAAGAAGGGTATCTGACACAGAAGTTAATATGGACCAAACGGACGTTGTCAAAAGAACCGTGCTCTACCTATTAACAACAGAAAAACTATCGATAACTGGAATTGATACAGTTGAGAAGATAGTTTATGATATTAGGCAGTATATAGCCGCCCAACATGCTACTCCTCTGCAGGACTATAATAAGATCATTTACGCTAATCGAGAACAAGTAGATATTGTTGACTTATTTCAGTCAGCCACTCCAAACACATAATTTTAAATATGTAATTCTAGTATTAAAAAATAAAATGTACTTTGTTTTTATAGGTTGTTCATTACTATATGTTCTGAGTTATATAAAGAATCCGTGACTCGGAGGTCGAAAACAAATGGCATTACCAGGTGTAAAAACAATTATTAAAGATCGCTTTTATAGCATTTCTCGTCAAGATAGCCCGGTGGGCCCTAGAGTTGTTGTATTAGCCAAAAGAACAACAGCCGATGGTGAGGGTAACGTAGCCGATCTAGATGTAGTTCTTTGCACAAATGAAGCTGATGTTACTGAGGCTTTTGGTGAAAATTCGCACTGCCACAGAGCATATGTTGAGCTAGTGGCTGGTGGTGCAGAAAGAATTTATATGGTTCCATTACCAAGTGACACTACGTGGAATCACACCGCTGGCACTGTGACTAGCACAAATGCTGGTGGCGATGTTTTGGTACCCGCTTTTGCAGCCGCAGAAGCATCACAGCCAGATATTTTAGTTCCATGGGGTAGGGGTGGAGCTCCAGAAGAATGGGCGTCTACTCCTTCGAGCCCAGATTTTGGATTTTATGCAAATAATACCACAACAGCAACAAATAGCTGGGTATACAAAATCTCAAATTTAGTCAAGTCAATTACAGAAAACTCGCACCCCTGCTTCGCAGTGTTGGGTATTAAGCCCTACTCGGGGACAAATGAGGTTATGACTCCAGCACAAGTTTCTACACACTTGGCATTGTCATCGCTTGCGGATCGCGATGCCGACACAACGCTTAAGGAGATTGGGCGCCATGCTATGGTTGTCGCAACCGAACTTAAGCCGTCAGCGTATCCAGAGGCATGGGGTTACTCCAATGGAGCGTGCGCAACAGCAGCAGCACTTAGCAGAATGGCTTCATACATTTCAACGATTAATAAGAACGTGTATAACATTACATCCCTTAGGTACAACGCTTCAAAGACCACTTTGACCGCGCTTTCGGCCAAGGGTGTTAACGCTGTAACGCTTAACTTTAATAGAGCACCAGTGTTTTCTGATGGAATCACCTTTGCGGGTTCTGCGTCTGACTACACAAGATTGACAACTCTCAGAATTATTAACGAAGCTACCCTCGTTGTTCGTCAAAGCTGCCAGAAGTTTATTGGTCAGCCTTCGACAATTCAAGTTAGAAATTCGATGGAGACCGCAATAACATCAGCCCTTAGAGGCATGCAGATGCTTGGTGCAATACTTGATAGTGATTTCAATATCAAGTATATTGCATCTGAGAGCAAGGCTTTGATTGACCTTGTTTTGACTCCGGCATTTGAACTTAGAAATATTGAAGTTCAAATCGCAGTTGAACTTGGTTAATCAAATAAATAAAAATAAATAAACACACACACTGCATTTTATAAGTACCGATTGGAGGGTATATGGCAGGCGAATACTATGATAGCCCAGTAAACAAGTATCTTAACACATACACAACGTTTTCTGGTGCAGATATTGTTGCCACGTTTGGTGGCGTAGAGATAGGCGCTCTTTCTGGAATCACTTTTTCAGTGACTAGAGAAAAAGCACCGATTTACACAATGGGTTCACCCAACCCACGTTCTTTCTCTAGGGGAAAAAGAGGAATTGCTGGATCATTGATTTTTACAGTGTTTGATCGTCCAGCACTTTATCAGATGCTCGAGACGCATCACAATACCTCTACTGAAATGAAATTCTTTACTAGGGCTCACAACACTCTTCCCGGCGACCCAACGCATAAGAGGGGAATTGCTGAGTTTTCGAATCAGGCAAGAGACGTAGTAAGCAAGACCCCTTACTATGCAGACCAAATTCCACCGTTTGACATTACGATCACATTCGTCAACGAATATGGTCAAGGTGCCGTACGCTCAATATATGGATGCGAACTTTTGAATGAAGGTTCGGGCGCTTCGATGGACGACATCGTTATCGAAGAAACAATGACATATGTTGCTCGTGAACTCGGTCCAATGTATAGAATTACAACTGATCAAATTGAAAGATTCAATCAAGATGACCTTGGCGCACTAATCAACAAAGATGCTGTGACCACAAGCGGATTGAATTCGGCAATTATCAGACCGTAATTGTAATACATTCGAAGTAATTAGTCGGCGGTAAAGAAATGGGGACTCCCTGCCGCCGACTAATTCTTTTATAAAGAGGAACTATGTCTTTTGAAAATGAAAAAGTAAAAGATATTACAAATCTGATAACAATATCTTCTAGGAAAAACAGGCTTTCAAATTATCAAGAATCAATAAAAGAATTTAGAAAGAATAACCTTCTTCCCGATCCTTTTTCGGATATGTCCTTTTCTGGTGCGGACATACATGCAACGATCATTATACCAAAAATTGGTGAAGATGGATTTTTAACAAATCAAGGTGATATTCTTGAGTTGGCGGAACTTCAAACAATTTCTTATTCAATGCACAGAGAAAATTCTCCGATTAGAACTTTGGGTCATGTTAATACAAGGGGATTTGTAAAGGGCGCTAGAACGATTGCGGGAAGTATGATCTTTACGCAATTTAACGAATATGTTTTCTATAGAATAGATGCCTATAGAAAAATACTTGCCAACACAAAAGGTTTTTATGCACCGTTGGCAGATATGCTTCCTCCATTTGATGTTGTTTTTACAATGTTTAATGAATATGGACTATCTGCTAAAATGAAGATATATGGAATTACGATAGTAGATGAAGGTACCACAATGTCAATAGACGATCTTATTACCGAGCAGACATATACTTATATGGCTAGGGGTATTCAGCCACTCATTCATTTAGATACAGCTAATGACGATTTAAGATATCCGACTGGTTTTCAAGCTCAAAAAGATGAGAGATTAAGAATGAGCACAAATGCCTTTGGTGATGCCGTTGAAGACTATAAAAATTTTATAGAAAAAATATATCAACCGTAAAGAGATTGTATGACTAGTGTTTATAATCCTAATCCATATAGACCATTTACCGGCTATATCCCGTATGATGGTACGTTATCTCAACGACCTGGACTTAAAAATTTAGATGGGTCATTTGATCCGCTAACTGCAGGTTTGGATCTTTATTGGGCTGGTAGTTCCAAGGCGGATCCGCGTTTTAGTAATTATTATGACTACTTTTTTTCTGGAGAAGATGTAAAAGTTTATATTGATGGATTGTTCGATGAAAAAGATGAATTAGATATTTCGGGTTTTGGTTTTATGATTAAACAAGAAAAACAAGCAGTATATGGTTTTTGGTCTTATAATTTTGATGCGATAATGAACGGAACGAGAATTATTACTGGTCAGTTTTCTTTATATTCAAGATATCCAAGAAGAATGACAGAGCTTTTAGAAAAAGCCGCTCAAGTGAGAGTTCAAGCAATATCTGGGAAAAAAGATGGAACTGGTGTTGTTTCTGTCATGGCATCTCAAAACGAGTCTCGTAAAGATGAAGAAAATATAGAAAAGTATTGGGCAAATAGTCAATTGGATAGAATTACCGCAGATCCCGCAGTAACTACAGGATCTTCCAATAATACTCATAATATTTTTAGCGCTCATCCTCCTTTTAATTTTATAATAATGTATGGAGTAGATGATACAAGTCTTTCTCCAACTGCCGGCACAAGTAATACCACTACGGCTTCAGTGGAGCAAAGAGACAATTTAGATAGACTAATTTCTACAGATGTTAATGAAAGAAAAATAAAACTATTTGGGGTTAATAACGCAATGAAAATTGTTTTACAAAATGTACATCTAATGCAGATGTCTACAGAGTATCAAAGCGGAGGAATTCCCCTTATCGAGACTTATGCTTTTGTGGCTAGAGATTTTTATTTTACAGAGGCTGCAACTAATTTAGACCCTTATTCCGGAAAGAAAACATCAGTTACTCAAAACGCAAAATACTATGATACTAATATTAAATTACAACCACCAATAAACAGCAATAAAGCATATCGTTCATAATCTGTGCTATACTGTATAGGATTTAAATCAAATAACCTAAGGAGATAATAAACATGTCAGATGTTAAAAAAGTAGTAGTTAGAAGAGATCAAAAATTAGCCAAAGAAATGAATGCAGACGTGGCTGATGTAATAATGGAAACTGATCAAGAATTAGAAAGCGATCTTCTTGTAAAAGAGTACGATGGTACCACAGAAATCGAAGAAAAAAACATTGATCCAGCTTCTGTCAATTCTGTTGAAGACTTGGCTGAAGAAACTCCAATTTTTCAAAATGGTCCAACAGCTGGGCAAATTATTCAGTGGAAGAATCAATATGGAGAAGTGTATGTTACTTCAATTTCTTACGATAAACATATTGTATGGCGAGTTCTTTCTCGTTTGGAATATAAGCAGTTGGTTAAGAAAATGGAATCACTCATGCAGGCGGGTCAACTAAGTACGGCAGAAGCCAATATGTGGAACGAAGAAGCTATATCGGAACTGTGCATTCTTTTTCCAACATATAACAAGAACGCACTAACTGCAGAAATGGCAGGATTGCCTTCTTTGATATCGCAAGAAGTCTTGGAAGCTTCTGGGTTCGTTGCCTTAGAGGTACGTCAGCTCTAAAATGCTCGAGGAATCAACTCTAAGGGAGCTTAAGCAAAAATATTCTGTTATTTTTAGTGTTGATTTAAAACGGTAAAACAGTTGTATTTAAAGAATTAACTTTTTTTGAATTTGATAAAATAGCTTTATTAAAAAATAATGGAATTTTTTCTTCCGCAGACGCAGAAGAAGAAATTATAAAATACGCTGTTGTATACCCGCATGATTTTGACATTAATAAAGTATCTCCTGGGGCAATTAGTTCTTTAGCTGATCAAATAGTAGAATTTTCAGGTTTTTCTGCCCCCAAAAGGACAAAGCAGATTCTTGATCAAAAAAGAGCTGAAGCTTCTCAAGTTAGAGGCTTAATGAAAGCCTTTGTGCTAGCTACTATACATGGAGATACTCCAGAATTTTTGGATTCCCTAACATATTCTCAACTAGCTGCTCGAGTAGCTTTAGCTGAGAAAATTATTGAAGTTAAGCAGGCTATATTGGCAATAGAGTCAACCAATGTAACTCTTCAAATAATAGATCCAGAAGAAGAACAACAAAAGCAACAACGAACAGCAGCAAGACATGATGCTTCCAAGGGCGAGGGAGCGGCTCGCTATAACGATCCTATCGCCCAAAGGTTGTGGGGAGTAAAAAGATAAAGGGGTAATACGTGAGAAGAGATAATTTACCAATACACAATATTGGTTTTGGCGCAACCTCACGAGATTTTCCTCCTTCATTAGAAGAAGATATAGGTCCTTCTCCAAATTCTGGATTTGTAGCAAGAGCACTTGAGGGTAACCCAATAGTAAGAATGGCCACCGCCTTGGTGGCAACTGGTATTGCGGCAACAGTAGCAGGAAAAGTCGTAAGAGGCCAGGGAATTAAGCTTGGCTTTAAACTGACGCAAGCCGCGCAAGCAGCCGAGAGCGCAGGAAAGGCCAACGCCTTAACAAAAGCTCATACCGGCATGCTAAAAATACGCAGTATTTTGGATGAGCTTGAGGGTGTTACAAGAGTAAAAGATCCTAAAAACATTAATTCGCTAGTCTTTAAAGACGCAACGCGGACAACTCATAACTGGATATCAGGGCGTAAAAGGCGTTGTTGACCGTGGATACGGCATGGCTCAAGCCGGGTTTAATCAAGGCAATATCGGATGGCATTGGAGACATGAGCTACAGCAGTCTCTAGTAAGACAAGCGCGAAGACTACCGTACGAAGTTCCGGCTTTTTATGCGGCGGATAAAACTGTTGGAAGAACTCTTTTTGGTAGAAAAGATGATGAAAAAGGTCCAAGAAAAAAATGGTATGATCCGTCTAGGGCAATAGATATTGGAAAGGACATAGCAAAAACTGCGGCTTTTCAAATAGGTGGATTTATGATCCCACTTGGCTTGGCTGGGGCTTCTAAGAACAGTTCATTAAACTTTTTTAGAACAGCAGAAAAAAGATGGGATAGCGCCTATGATGGATATAAACAATTAACACCGGTTCAAAAGAAATTATATGAAAGAACTAATTTTCTAAGAGGTTCTTTATCTGAATTAGGAACAGATGTAGCCAATGTTTTAGACAAGACAATTAAATTTTCCGAAAGATCTACTGGCGCATTATCGTCAGCAATGGTTGCTATTCAGGGAACTCATAAAAATCCAGTTGGCGATCTCTATGCCGCAAGACACGGTGCGCAACCTAACGCAACGTTTTCCGCAAAAGCAAAAAACATCGCCAAAGATATTTATTTAGGAGATAAAAGAGCATTAAATAATGGTCTAGAAGATTCTTTGAAGATAAATACTCTTCTTGATTATATACCGGGCTATAAAGCAATAAGGCAAGGATTATCGCAGGGCGCTAAAGAATACAAATCTCTTAAGGCAGCTCAGATTTATTTAGACTCTTCAACCGACCTGCTTACAGTAGCTCAGAAAATAATATCTAAAGCACATTTTAAAACAGAAAATATCGTAGACGCAGATGTAAATCCAATTTTCATAAGATCTCTCAGTAACCTTCTCGCTAAACGATCATCTCCCATAGTAAGATTAGCGCAACAATTTGAAAAAGAAGTTGGCATACCAACAGATCAATTGGGAGTTCTTAATTATATTTCTCAAAAATTTAGAAGAGAAGTATTTGATGGTGAATACAAAAGACAATTAGCACAAAGATTAAAAATTTTAGGAGCCGACGAAGAAGCCGCGAAAAGATTTTCTGATCAAATATACTTCAGCGAATATCCATGGAAAAAAGTTAAGGGCCTAAAAGCGCCTGAGTATATAGCAGCTGAGAATAGAGTTACTCTTGGTGGTAGAAGACCAGAGGCTAATTTTTATCAGTCTTTAATTGATAGATTCAACGAAGGCACCGTAGGGCAGGGCGCAAAGTTAAACTTAACAGCAGCTGAACTAAAACAGCAAATATTTGAATTAGATCAGACTCTAAAAAACTTCTTTTCCAAAAGTGAGTATTTGGATGAAGGCAGATTTTTTCGCGTTAATATAAAAAAAACAGCAGAGACAATAGCTCAACAGTTTAATCGTGAGGCGAGTTCGTCTGTTTTAAGAAATGTTAAATTAAGACAGGAGGATTTTCAGGGTTTAAGAAACTTGAACAGCAGAAATCCCGCCAACCTGATTGCCGTTAGGAATAAGCAATTCACTCTTCGAGAGAGTGTAGCTAAAACAATTGGAATTAATACCTCTGATGAAACGGCGATGTTGACAGCCTTAAGGGCTAGGGGTTTTGATACCGACAACTACGAACAAATGATAGGTTATTTAATACAGAATAAGCAGATGGTAGCAAGTGGCCCATTTGGTAGTTTGTCTCAATTTTTTGGAGCACAAAGATACACATTAGACGATTATCTAAAAGATCAGGATAGTTTTTTTAACGCTAAAATCTTAAGGGTGGGTACACAAACTCCATTAGTTGGTAAAAATGTTTTAAATAAAGTTGAAATTAGTAATATTCCATATTCACCAACCACTGGGAGTGGATTGGGAAAAAGTACCACAAGAGCAGTAATAGATCAAATTAGAGCTGAAGCGGGAACACAATCCGGTGCAAGTAACCTAAGGGGATTTTTTAAGATTGGATCTGGCAATTCCCCTAAATTAGTTAATCTTAATCCAATATCATCTGGCATAAGAAAAGCGGCAGAATTTTTAGCAACTGAAGTTCGTGTTCCAATTATTAACGTTAATCCACTTCAGCTTCTTGGATTTAAAGATTTTCAAGCTATGTCTCAAGCTGGTCAATTTAAAGTTTCCTCGGCGGTTGGTAGGCATCCATTTGTTGGAAAAGTCGGTGATAAAGACTTTACAGCGGATTTATATAGTTGGCATAGTACCGGCGGTTTTTTGGGAACCAAAGGCAAGCTGTTTGCCTATCAGTCAGCTAAAAACATTAAAAACAAAAATGAAGTCGTAACACAGTCAGTACAGGGCTTTTACAGGCCCCTTGCTGTTGGGACATCTTCAATGTTCACCAGAACGGCAGAATTAGCTGGTGCAGAAACAACACCTCAAGCAAGGACCGCAACTGGTTTATCAGGGAAAATAAAAGAACGATTAGACTATGATGTTGATCAACCCAACTCTTTATTTAGATTTTTTGGCAGGTTATACAATAGACAAGGTGATATAAATAACGAAGCAGTTATAGGTAAAATTCTTTCATCTAATATAGATGAACCATTTACAATTGGGGGTTTTGGTAAAAAAACATCCGCCGTACTAAGGGGGGTAACTGATTCATCCAATAAAATTGTCGGATATGAAGTAAGAAATGCTGTAGACGATTCCTTAATAGCTTCACACTCTCAATTGATGGAATCTTTTACGCGTTTTGCTGATAGAACTTTAAGTTATGGATTTGACAAAAAAGTATCTAGAGCCTACATTGAGAAACTAATAGGCTTAGGCGAAATAAATATTAAAAATGGTCTTGTTGAGATCGCAAGGCCCGGCACTCCTGGGCAATTTAATCCTCTAAAATTTACAGTAGACGAACTATTGTCACCCCAAACTCCTACAAGAGCAAAAGAAATAATAAGCTCTTTAGCTGTAGATTTAAATTCCATAAAAAGCAAGTATGCTCAAACAAATCTTAAAGAATATCAAGCTATATCAAAAGCTTTTAGTAGAATTAAAAAGTTTGAAAAAGTAACGGACTTTTCAGCTCAATCAAGAATGTTTGAGTCCTCTTCTTCTATCGTAACCAGAAGCGATGAAATGGGATTCGAAATAATGAGATATCTCATTCAAAGGCGCGCACTACTTCCATCATCAAACCCAACAACGGTAATTTCCGAAATTGGTTCAGTAATTGATGATCTAGTTAAATCGGGCAAAATCACCTCTGCGCAAAAAGCAGAAGCTCAAGCAGCTGCTTTTTCCACAGCTTTAAATATTTCTGCATTTAAAACCTTTAGGTACGAAGAGGGAAGCAATACCGCTGGCAATTTAATCAATACATTAAATAGATTTAAAGCAGCAAGAGAAATACTTGGAAGCGCAGGAGCATCGAATGCTTCACTAATTGACCCATTTACAACCGGAACAGTAGCTGCAGCAAGTAGAAGTTCGATTAACCCGCTCGGCAGAATCGTACCATTTTTTAAGAAAAATTTAGGAATGGGAGATTATGTTTCAAGGCCAATTCCGTCTTCTTTGAGTGGAAGAACCGAACAAGATCCATTTACTTTTATTCCAACGTTTGCAACGGCATTTCGAAGAAATCCAAAAGCAACAATGCGCAGTGCGGCAGGAACATCTACCTATGGTAATGCGGAGGGGTTTTCTTTAGCATCTGTTCCATTTTCTTATGGATTTCAAAGACTCAATAGATACTTTGGAACGGTTGGCGCGGGCCTCAAAGAAAGCAATTTCAGTGGACCGCTAGACCTCTACTTCAGGGGTATGAATGCCGAAAGAGTTCTTCCTGCAGCGGTGATAGGGGCAACTGCATTTACGGTAGATAGGACTTTGGGCGGATATACTCAAGGAAAAGATGACAGGGGAGAAAGAGTATATTCTCCATTGTTTATTGGCGCTGCGGCTAGGGTTGGCGTTGAGGCTCAGGGATTAGTTTCCGGTTTGATTCCGGGGGGAATGGGCTACTTTGATAAACGAAAACAGCTACTAGAAGGCGAAGTGCCAATTCGAAAAGGAAGATATTGGCCTTTAGGGAATACGCCGTTTAAGGGTGGAAAGATTGAATATTACAGACCATCTTGGTATAGAAGACTTCAGGGTGGGGCAATGTTTACTTCCGATACCTATGGAAGTCCAATGGAAAAGTTCTTGTATTATAATGACTTTTCTCCATTAAGACCACTAGATCCATATAGGTTTGAAAGAAAACATTATCAAGACAGACCCTATCCGACAACTGGAGAATACTTTTCTGGCCCATATGGAGCCGCAGTGCCGGTATTAAATGCAACCATAGGAAGAGTACTTAAGCCACAAAAAATAATGCATCCAGTAGAGCTGGAGCGCGGACTTGCAAGTTATGAGGCAGTCGGACAAGGGGGTGCCTACTTACCGACAATTGAATCAATCAGAGTTGGTAGACCAATACCAGAAGGACAAATTTCAAGAATTAGATCCGTATATCCAGACTTTACAACACTAGCTGCTCCAGTTTACGGAAGAGATCCTATGCCGTTAAGGCATATACCAACGGACCGTGCGGCAATAATTAATCAAAAATCTACTCTAAAAGTTCGGATCTACAACTGGAATATCCGCACAAAACTTTGCAGCAGCATCGGCTGCTGGGTCACAACAAACTGGTGCGCTAGCGGCTAGAGCACAGTCTTCTTTCATAAATTCAAATCTAATATCCGCTGCACAACAAAATCGTGGATTTAACTTTTCTAATATCCCAATAGGAACACCAGCAGATTCTTCAATATCAAGAGTGGTTTCTCCGATTTATGCCGGTGTTCCAACTGGAAAAAATATATCACCTGCAGATATAGTGCCTGCCGGTGTTCCGTTAAGAACTACAAATAGAGAAGTTATTGGCGGAGAGATTGGCTATAGACTTCAGGAAGCATTTGGTATTTATGGCTTCGCTGGTGGTCAATTCAGAAAATCATTAGGTTTTGGAGCATTTGATTATGAGCCAGATAAGGCCGTTTTACAGTCTGCATCTAGGGCATACGGTACTACTAGAGCATTTTGGGATTTAAACCTTGGTGGTCTTGGCGACATTCCGCTTCAGGCAGAGGGCGCTCTTGGAAACATTGAAGCATCAGAAATTGTAAGAAGGTTTATACCCAAAGAAAGAACAAATATAGATTATATTAATCCCATTAAGAATAGAATGGGCATGGAATATCAGTTCATGCCGGGAAGAGATAACTTTGTTGATTTTACAACTGGTGATCCATTTGTAAAAGTAAAAGAGGGAGAACTAAGACTTCCTGGTGTTGGCTATGAGAGATTTAATAAGCTTTATCCAGATAAAAACGGAAGATATGGTGCCGTTAATCAATTAGATATTTTGGCCGACGTAGCTCCATATTCAAAGGAGTATAGAAACCTTGAATCCAGAATAGACACTATGGGTCTTTCTGAAGAAGAGAGAAATAAGGTTGGTCAGATTAGAGCACAAATAAATTCAATAGAACGTAGTAGGGCTAATTTTAGCCCGTATAAAGAACGTGGGTTTATAAGCGCGGTTTTCAATCCTATTGATTCTATTCGCACTAAACTTCGTCATGCCGATAATATAATTAATAGCAAATTTACTGGTGAAAGAACGGCAACGGAAGACTACGAGAGACGCCATGTTTATGGTTCGACTTTCCCCGAGTGGCAAAGACCGGTGGAAAGCTTTATAAAACCAATTTATTATAAAGGAACTCAAAGAAATCCAATTCTTGCAGCAGGTGTTGGCGCAATTGCCCTGGGATGGTTTGGTGGCAGTAAGAGAGCCACCTATGGACTAGGCGCAGTGGGGGCAGTAACTGTTGGCGCGTATTCGTTATTGCAAAGATCAAAAGAAGAAAGATTTATTCCACAAGAAAGAAAAAAACAGTTAGCGTTAGAAGAGTATACGGATATTTTAACATATGTTAAGAATAGAACTGCTGCCTCAAGAGCTGAAAAAGTAGGAGATTTTGAATCCGCAAAACAGTACATGAATTTATCAAAGCGCACTATGTATGGCGCAGACCTAGATTCAAAATCGATAGATCAACTTGCACTTGGAATTCCTAAAAGAAAACGTGATCACTTTAGGGCAATGATACAAGCTCCCGAATCAGAAAGAGGAAGAATATTATCAACTGCTCCAAGATTAGAAAGAAGAATATACGAAGCTGCTTGGGGAATGCCCGTAGAAAGAAAGCCAGATTTAATTGAGTATTTTCAAAGGCACGAACTGCCAGGAGCGGCTTGGGAGGGTTGGCATCCAAATACAAATATGGAACATGTAAAAATCAAAATGGGTCAGGCTATGGGCATTGAGATGTCGCAAATGGGATTTTTTCCGCAGCAGATTAAAGAAGCAAATTTAGTTAACCCAAGCTATCCAGGTTTTGGAGCATCAAACATGTCAGGAAAAGATGTCAGGGAACAAATGCAGAGATTGATGTTTGATATGGGTATTTCCGGAACAATTACTCCTGCAACTAATAATTCTAATCCAGGATCGGTCAACGTTATGGCGGGAGTTAGATAATGCAAATTGATGAAGGGTTCGAGAAAGTTATCAAATTCCCCAATAGATTGATAACAGCAACTAAAGAGGTAGGCAATCTATTCGACGAAACAGCGTTTACCCGAACTGAGGTATATGGGACTGGAGCTCTTAGGTTTATAAGAGAAGGCGCAGAACTGGGAGTAGAAAATATTGCAACGGGTAAAAAATTTTTTGGCACTCAACATAGTGTACAAGAAGTTCTCCAATCGGTATTAGATTTAAAAATTTCAGAATTTACTGAAATAGTTGAGCCGGATAGAGCTTCTTTGATAGCTGGAGACGCAGTCAGCCAGGCAGAGTTTGGAAGACTGGCAGACTTAGTAAAATCAATTAATACTGAGATATTATCTAAAGACAACGATTTTGCAAAACAAGCAAGAGCTGCAGCTGGTCTTTCTGATGATTTTATGGGACAAAAAATAAAAATTGAAAGATTTGGCTTCTTGCATGGTAAGGAGCTTGAAGCAGGGGAACTACAATCTGCAGTTGATGACATTGCAAAAGGAATGTTAGACCAAAATCAATTTATGCAATCATCAATAGGACTAAGAGAACAAGCCGCTAGGCTTGCTGGGCTTGATGATGCCGCAGACGCCAAGGTTTTACCTGGAATTTTAAATATTCAAAAAGAAGCAGCTATCTTGTTAAGGGCAAAAATAGGTGATAAATATTTAACAGAATCACAATTTCAGGCAATTCTGGCAAGAATGGGTTCTCAGGTATTAGACACGGGAACTTTAAAAAGGACTTTAAGTAGGGGTCCAGATGATGATCTTCTTGCGTCTATTGGTTCTGGCTTTGCTAAGGGATCAAAAAGAATGAAAGCTCATACTTCAGCTAGAAACCTAGTTGCCACACAAGAAGAAACAGGAGAACTTTTACAGTATATAACTGAATACGTAAGAAATGGTGGAAGAGGACCTGCGCTTAATTTATCGTCACTAGATGACGCGTTTTTAATATATGATACCAGTCTAGAATCGGTGCTTAAAACATTTGGATTACAGAGTCAATATGCGAACGAAATGATAGTCGATTCTGGCGGGGTAAGAAAGGGCGTAGTAGATCCTAAAAGACTAGCAATGGCAAGAAGACGAGAAGCCATTGGAATAGTTACAGAGGGATATACCGAAAAAGTTGGACGCAATTTTTTTACACGTGAGTTATCGGCTTTTGGGTTAAGCGAAGAGCAAACGCAGCGCGCAATGAGTTTTATGCAAGAAGCATTGGCTGGCAGTGGTGAAAGGGGTGGATTACTAAAAGCCTTTGATTCGGCAGGTGGTGGTCAGGGAGTTGGAAAAATAAATATTAATAGTATTCAAGAATTTTTAAAAGACAGTACCGAATTGAGAGCACGTTTTCGGTATAGGCGAAGAGGAAATGGGAAGAATTAGCAGGGTCTTTGATGAATCGCTTAAGAAAACCCAAGACGGCTCAATGTTTATAAATACAATTGTTTTTGAGCAAAGAGCAAAGCAGTTACAACAGAACATACTTGAATCTAGTAAAAGTTTAGATGAATTAAATGAATTAAAAAAGCTATCTCCTTTAAGTGTAGATCAAAGAACAAGAGTATCAAATCTTGAAACCAATATTAAAGGTTGGGAGGATGAATTCAGAGCTTTGACAAACAACGCTGACCCAATTGGTTTTGATAAAAATGGAGTTAGAAGAGCAGCTAAGTTTAGAGTTGTACAATTAGACGATCAAACAGCAAGAATATTCTTACAGTCTCGGTCAAGTTAAAATGATGACGGATGTCATAGCATATCAAGATAACAAAATTGTGCAAAGATTGTTAAATTTGGGATATATAGGGGTAGGTTCTGAAGAATTATTGAAGAAGGAAGTTAGTTTCGCCGCAGGTCAAAGACTAGAAAAAGGAATTACTGGAATAACCATGCAGATTTCTGCTGGTCATGGTCAAGACTTGGTAGCTTCAGACGTGCAAGGATTAATTTTTCATAAAGAAATGTACAATCCACAAAATAATCCAACGCTAAGAGACGAATTAAGGAAACAGGTGAGAGGTCTGGAGGGAGAACTTAATGATCTTAAAAGGGGGAAAATTTCTTCCAGAATGAGAGAAAAAATCACAAGAGGGGTCAATACCGATGTCAGTAATTGGAAAAATCTTCGTTTTAAGAGCAGACTTAGCGCAGAAAGATATAGAAAAGACGCCATCAAACTTCAACAAAAACTACTTATGGGTGAGGTAAAAATACAAGATATTCCAGACCTAATGAATACCGCAGCAAACATGCTCAAGAAGGATGTTTTCGACACCGACAGACAGATAGATATTATTACGAAGAAGCGGATACGCCCGAAATGCTTTTCTTGACTTACCCATACTGCCCTTCTCTCAAAGAAATAGCATAGACACAGAAGAGAGGGTATCGAATGCCGCCGGTAAGATATTTTTGGGAGATTCTATTGAAGATACGCAAAAAGTATCTGCCAAATTAATTAATGGAGAAAATGTTAATTTAGAATTATTTAAGTTTAGATTAGATAAACATAAATTTTTGGTCACTGGTTCCGCAAGCAATAGACTGTTTGAAGCATGGGGCGGTTTTGACTTAGACGATAAAGTAATATCAGACCTATCGTTTATTACAGATACTTCAGGGGCAAGAAGGCTTACCTCTTTTGTTTGGCGTCAGCCAACTGGCCCGCAGGAATTCGCATTAATGTTTCCGCATTTAGACGAGGGTACTCTCGAGAGATTATTGGGATCTCACACATTGTTTGGAGAAAGGTTTCAACAATTATCTGCTGCGGTTAGTCACTCAGTCAGTGAAAAAAAGTTTGGTAGAATACCAACCGCTTCAAGCCAAATGACCGCAGTAGAGCTCAATAAACTGACTCAAGAAGAAAAGATTCTCAAATATGTTTCATTAATGGCCAGTGGCAATAAACAAGAGGCCAAAAGATACATAGAAGGAATGGATCAAAAGGCTCCTGAATTTTTTGAAAAAGTAGAAAAAGCTATTTTTAGAATTACTGATGTTGGGAATAAAACCTCAGAAGGTGTTGTAATGGGTCTTCAATATGGAGACGAACTAGAGGGAACAAATATCGGAATTAAAGATATTTTAAGACATTTACATGGATCTGATACAGTTGAAGAATTTGATAATAGATTTATAACAATGCAAAGGCTACCTGATAAAATCCTGCAGAAAGTTAATGAAAATGTTTCAGGTAGGTTTGGAACCATCTTGCACATGACGGCGGAAGAAGCTAGCCAGATTGGATATGGAGCTCAATATAGGCAGAGTGAATTTTTAAAAATGTTTGATACAAAAGCATCTCTTATAGAAGATGATTTTATTGTTAGATCAATGTCTGATTTAATTGATGAAAATCAAAATGTTTTTGGTGGTAAGGCAGAAGATGTTTTACTTGATATAAAAAATACTACAATTGCAAAAATGAAAAAAGGTCCAACTGGAGCACCACTAAGAAGACTCGGAAACACAGAGACGGTGTATAGATTTGCTGGTGAAATTTTAGGTGATGAAACTGGAAAATATAGTAAAGATTTACAGTTGAGGGTTGAACAGATTATAAACCAAGCTCTTAATCAGCAACAATACCAGGCATTGGCGGCTAATGATACTCTGGGAATTTACGTAAACAAATTGGGCCTAGCTACATCCATCGATTCGCAGCGTGATGAAGGATTAACTTCAATATTTAAGAGAATAGAAGAACTTAAAAAAGCGGGCGGACCTCCGATCCCTAAAGGCGCCAACATTGAGGATATCCAAACCGCGTTAACAGAGTTAAAAGCAAAAAGTATTTTAATATATACTCCTGAATCTGCGGTTGACGCAGCCTTGGCTCGGAGGTGGGACAACTCTTAAGTCTGTTGGGAATATCACAGATCTGTACAATGCATCCCGAGTTTATTTCGGTACTGCTAGCAATGGTGTCAATGACGCCATTATACAAAAAGCGATTCACGAAGGGATAAAAGATTTAAGAATCGCAAAAGTTCCTGACCCCGAAAAAGACGCCGCGTTAATAGCCGATGCCGTAGATGCATTCAGGCAATTGGGCTATGGTGAAGAACGAATTGAGTGGATGTTTGCCGAAGGGCAAAGGGCTAATCCAATAGAAGAACTTATAGGCGAGCTTTTGAAGAGCGAAGATATTAATTTAAAAAATAAAGCTCTTCAATTTACAGACATCGCTGCAGATAATGTTGGTGCAGTTGCGGTTCGAAGATCGGCTAGAACTATGGGTGAAATATTGTACTATCAACATCTATTGGGGGTAGATCCGAAATTGCATGTCGGCCTTGATGTCTTTGCGGCTAACTTAAAATTAGCTATAGGCGCAAGCCCAGATTCTTCTGATGTTTATTCGATTGCAGAGGAGCTTTTGAAAGGAGTTGGTATAGGCGCCAAGAGGGGCCGGTGGATTTGTTCGAGGGCAAGAGTTCCTGACCCCGAAAATGACAAGCGACGCTGGAAAAAAATTTGTTAACAATATATCAGAAATTCAACAACTCATAGAGAATGTTGATTCTGCCGCAATAAGCGAATCTGGTAGCACTTTTAAACCCTTAAAAGAACTAAAAACAAAGTTAATACAAAGTCTTGGTCTAGATGAACAAGAGAGCGTGTTGGGTCTTGTCGCAGAGTTGAAAGATATTGCAAACACAATACGAGGTTTAACGACCACAAAAACAAGTCTGGAAATGGTGAAGAAGCAAATGGAAACGAAACTTGCATTGGGTATTCCTGCAACACTACAAACTAAGGAAATGTCTGAATTTTTAGACAATATTACCAGCTTGTCCAATGTTGAAAAATTAACCGATTTAGAAGAGATCGAGCGTGCAAGATTTCTTATTTCAAAAATAGCAGATAAAGATAGTCTGGCATCATATAAAGAGGCAGACAGAGAATCTATTCGAGCTTTGAAAGAACTATTTGATGATATGAACATTCCGGACAGTTTTGATGGTCCAGGATCTTCTGTTCGTATAGGCAAGGATGAAATAGAAAAATACGTGGCTCGAGCTCAATATGCCGCGAATGAAGGATCGACTAAATTTCAAACAGAAATTCTAGAATACCTCAATCGTGTGTCTCAATCTGACTCTGCAGCTCAAGACATGGTTGGTAGATTAAAAATACTTTACAAAGAAGTGGAATTAGGTTCAATGGAAACGGGTAAAACCCTGCAATCTAGAGCTAAAAGATCTTTGGCTAGAATAATAGATGATCTATTTAATCCGATATTGGGTTCAGGCGTCAAAGATATCAAAGATATAAAGTATACATACGCTGATGGAACGTCTTATCATTTAGCGGATCTTTATTCTTATGCAAGATCTGACGTGACTCTTAGGACCATGCAAAATCCTATTATAGAAAAAAATTTAGAAGAAACCATGGAATACATGGGCAAGCTTACTGGATTAGATTTTGGAACATTAAATGCTTTTGACCAAGAAACATTGGGGAAAATTGGTTATAATTCAGCTATAAGGCATGTAAAAGCAGAAACAGGGAGATTGATAGGTGTACCGGAAATATTTAACGAAGCAGATGAATTATTTATGGCAAGGAGCAAAGCGTTTCAAATGGCCTTTAATCAACCTGGACTGCGACCACCAAGACAAGCGCCAGTAATTATTTTTAGCGAGCTAGCAGCAAAACAAGCTGGCATCGAAACCGGACCTGCTATTGATGCAGATTTCTTGAACGATTTTATGACTATAGCGACAAGCAAAGGAGAAGAAGAAGCGGAAAAACTCGTACGTGATTCTTATCTAAGAAGGCTTGAAAGTTCTGGGATAAAACTACCAGAAGAAAAAGCGCAAAGAGCCGCTCAAGAATATATAGATACAATATCAAAGATGAAGCTTTTAAGAATAGCGCAAGAAGATAAACGAACTGGCGGCATGCTGGGTGTAGAGCTTTCTGGGGTAGCAGAATCGGGAGAAGAGCTTTCTGCACAGGCTCCCACTATAGTAAAACCGAATTTTCAAGCTTTAGATGAAGCCGTCGCTGCGCAGATAAACGAACAACAATCTGCAGTTGATGACATACTAAGGAGAATAGCAGACATAGAAAACACAATAGCAGATTTATCAGAACAAAGTGTCAATACACAGGGGCGATTAGCTCGCCAATCCAGTAAATTTAGAACAGTTGGGCAGGTTTTTAAATCATTTTTAAATGACAATCCTCAAATAAACAATCTATTTAAGGGGGCAATGCGAAATAAGGGCAAGATATTAGCTGGAACAGCAGCTGCCGCTGGAATAGCTGTTTTTGCAATGAAGAAAAAAAATGATGTTACAGAACAGGGCGTAGCTGGACCCCCGCTTCTTCCGGGTGGAAGTCCATATGAGAATTTGCCTAGTGCAGCAGTGGGGTTGCCCGATCCCAATATTGTTGCTGGTGATCAAGGTACATCATATAACGTATCATTTAACGCTAGCCAGGAAGAAATAGATGAGTTTATGGCAAGGGCGGGATCCTTGTCAAACGGGCAGATACAGGGTACTATGCATGACACGCTGCCTAATCTTGGTCGCAATTCCTACGAAGATATAGCTGGATCGTTTTAAAATATATGAGTTTATTAAACGCTGACTACAATAAAAGATTAAAAGACGCTGCTAATGCTAGGCCAGATACAAGGCCCAGAGTTGGCAGGTCTGTAGAGCTGTCGGCCCAGGTAAGTCATACGCCTTCAGGTGGAAAACCCAGTGTAGTCCAAGAGGAAAAAAGACAACTTACACAAACCCAAAAGCCAGTCGCCGTCCCTTCGGATCCGATGAAGGGTTCATATGAGGGATATATGAGAAGTGCCCCAGCATATATACAGATGAATAATACTGGTTATGATAATCCCAAAAATCAACAAGCTAGACAATTAAAAAATATATCCGGCAGGAATGAAACGCATATTCAAAATATTAAATCATTATCAAATTCTTTTAACAAAAATAATAATTTTGGTATAATAAATAATTACTCAAAAGCGTTGAAAAAAAATACCTCTGGTGCAAGAATAGCCGAAATGAATAAAGTAGAAAGAATGTTTAAATAAATTATGTCTATGAATAAAGATTCTTTTAATTATATTAAAAGTACGTTTCCTACGAAACAACACATTATCGACTACATCAAAGAAATAGAAAAATTTAAAAGTGATTCGGCTATAGATGATCCAGTAACCGGAGCACCCGCTTATGCCAGTCTTGTTCGCCTCTTTTCAAAAGAGGGGTCAGAAGTACAAGCTTCCGCTGATACGCAAACATATGGAAATCAAAAACTTCCTTCCGCTAAAAAAATATTTATACCAGATAAAACAGACATCACTTGGATGGCCTTAAGAACAGAGTTAATAAAAAAATCTGTTTTAGCATTTAACTATCAAATAGAACAAGTATCTGATGTAAATATTAGAGATTATTTAAAAAAACATTTTGATGAAAAGTTACCAGATCCAAAGTCAAATATAGCACTTGACGATCCAGTTTTTGACACCGCCTGGAAAAAATATTATGAAAATGTAAATAGTGCCAATAGTCTATTTGGATCGCCGTACGATGGTGCACAAGCGGTTATTCTTGCTTTTGCAGACGCAGTTGTGTTAAGGCTAAATACTTTTGATGTCAACGCTACTGAGCCGCCTAAAAAAGCAACTCCAGTTTCCAACGACCCGACTAGTACAGCTACAGGTTCGCAAAGCGGCACGACAAATACAGATATAGCACCTAGTGCGGAAAGATTAGAGGCATTAGCTACTTTTTTGGTAAATGCCGAAATGATTGGTCCTGGCTTAGATCCGGTTGCTACACTTATATTAAACGTGACGGAAAGAAATTCCTTACCCATGAGCTATCGAGAAAAGCTCGCCGATCAGAATCGGTACAACATATAAGTTATTTAGAAATACACTTGCTCCAGAATATGGTAAAATACAAAGTCTTTTAAAAGATGAAAAACTATCTAAGTCTCTTTTTGATAAAATGGATAATTCTGGAATCTTTGATTTACTTATTTACGTTGACGCTATCAGGGCTTACGGAAGAAGAAGATTTCAAAACGTCAATAGGGTAAGGGGGAGTGCAGCGTCAGCCAGTGTTCTAGACGGAGCAAGAGATACCGGATGGTTAACTGCTTTAAGTAAAGCTCTTGCAACTTTAACTAGAGATCCAATTTTATTAGCAACTTTATACCAATATTTTCCGGACCTTACTTTATTTTTCCTAAACAGTTTAGCTTTAACTGCCGACTATTCTAACGATGGAAAAGGAGGTGGATCGGAAGATAGATTGAATGATCCACAGGAAATTTTTAACGACCTGCTAACTGCATTTGGTCAAGTTAATGGTCAAAATATTTTTGAAGGTGCGTGGGATCTTATTAACACTGGTCAAAGAATACAAAAAGCTTTATCAGAATTTCCATTTAGACAAAATATATCGCCAGCAGTTCCAGATATATTTCATCTTCGTATGGGTGCGGCTAACTTTTACGTACCTCCAATTAATATAGATGTTCAAACTCAGTTTAAAGTTTCTAGTATGGGAGAAGGCGCACTAAGACAAAAAAACACACCCAAATTTAACGCTGGCTATAAACATACGACTATAACAATGCAATTGTTTTTTCCAAACTACGAAGAAATTTGGGGAATTTCCATAGACGAAGCTTCAAAAATAAGACTTAAAGATAATTATACCATAGACTTTAGTGGCGCTGGAGACAGCGATGCAAAGATTGATAAATTTCTTTCTTCGCTTAGAGGATTAGTTGCAGCCTTTAAGTACGCGCCATTTTTGCCAATAAGAAATCAATATCTTAATTCTGTTTATGGAATCACTGCGGTCGCTCTGCACGGCATGACTATATCAACAATACCAAACTATCCGTTTGCTCTTGTTGTTAATCTAGAGCTTTACAATTTTAATCATAAGCCGTTCTTGCCAATGATAAATGACTTTAATCAAGCTGTTAATTGGGGTAAATTTAGGCAATATATGGGCAAAGCCGCTGGCGCTCTACATAATTATATAAATGAAGAGTTCTTAATGGTTCAAGGGAATGATGGTGTTAGCGATCCAATTGCAAAGGCCTTGAATAAGGCTTGGACCTCAAATAAAGACGGTGAAACTAATTCAACAGATCAAATGTTGGGATATAAGAATGAGGTATTTACGACAAATGTTATTAGGGAATGGACTAACGGAAGCAATATATCTTTTTATGTTCCACAAGAAACACAAACAAAAATATTTACTCCAGATTTATATGGATTTAGAAGTCCAGAAGAAGAACTTTTAGATGATGTATCTAGATCAACGTGGGCTGGCTTTCTTGCAAAGTTTGGTATTGACGTTAATGAATCAGCAGGATATGGAAGGTCACTAGATTCTGTTATAACAACTTCAATCGGAAATATTATCGAATATACTGTTAGGCAAAAAATACTAGATAGTATTGACATACTGACGGCTGGATTGTCGGCTCAAGACTTTCAGCAAAAAGCCTATGCTTTTCTTATAGAAAGTTTTATAAAACAAAATTCATCTTTAGATTTTGATAGAAAAAACTTTTTAAGAAACTTTTTTGACGATTCAAATGCGTATGTAGAAACATTTCCTCCTTATAAATATGGATCAATAATTTTTACAAATCAAACCCTCCTGCAAATTAAATTATTCTTTAGAAATAAAGCGTTAAATATAAATGCGTATTTAGACTTTTTGGTAGATGAACAACTTCAAAAAAGACAAAGAAATGTTGGGAAAAATTGGACAGACAAAGAAAAAGAAGAGGAAAGAAAAATTATTAAAGAACAATTTGCTGATTCGTATAGCGCCTTAGTCTATGAAAGATTCTTTAGGGCTGGCCCAATTAGGGAGTTAATGGAAGCCGCCAGACAAAGAGCTGGTAGTTTTCACTTAAGGGAGTGGGAAGTTCCGATGATTAGAGTTGATATAGATCCATCTTCTGCTATCGTAACCGATGTGGGGGTTTCTATGAGTAACAATATTGTTCCGTTACAAGTGCAAATGCATGAAGAGCCGACCTATCAACATATAGGTGGTGGAGATAATTATATATCAATATCAATGAAGGTATTTGGGGAGAAGGAGCTAATAAAACTTAGGAAAATATTTGATCATATAAATGGTTTAGCTCGATTAGAGCACGCTGCTGGCGTTATGGGATTTATGGGTATTAAAAATATTATTACTGCACTTTCTGGAATTAAGTACGTTCTTCCGCTTTCGTTCAATGTTTCAACGATACCAAACCATCCACACGTCTATAGCGTTACCTTAAGGTTAGTAGACTTTGATATATTCCAACAGAAGAGAGAAAAATTGTCTTCTGATCAGCAGAGAAAACTAGTTGAAGAATTCGGAACAAAGAAAAATCCGTTTCTGCGAATTAAACAACTATGGGGAGCATTTAATGCCTACCCAGATTTTCCACTTGAGCTTAGAAATAAGACCGGAGAAGTAGTCGGTTGTTTGGATCCAGATTTTTATTTTAGATCTTTTGAGATGATGGATAAAGATGTCGTTAACAGTATATCTTTAAATAAGGGTAAGCTAGCAAATCTAGATATAGAAACAATAGACTTAAATGGTAAATTAAATGTTGTTTCACCCTACGGCGGCATACAGTATACTAACGAAAGTGTAGTGAACAAATTTAAAGAATTTATAAACAACAATGATCTAAAAGGTTTAAAAAATTATGCAAAGATGACACTAAATCTTAGTGCGTCTAGGGTAGCTTCTTTTATTGTAGCTGCAATAAAAAACGAATCCAATAATAGCAGAGAAAGATTTTTGTTAGATTATGTTGACACTTTAGACGAAAATGATTTTCCTCAAACTTCAGTAGCCGATCAAAGTTTTAAAATAGTTTCTGGTGAATTAAAATTAGGCGATCTTAGATCAAGAGATCCGCAAGCATTAGCCCAATTAGAAAGCTTTTTAAAGGGCGAAGACGATAAGTCGGAAGAGGATAAGTATGTTAGCTTTGATCCAGACGAGCTCCCTGCACATGCGATGATTCATACTTTTGCGGCCGTAGAAAATCCAAATGATTCAAAAATTCCATCAATTCTACAAACTGCTGACGGATATCAATTTGGCTATATAGATAAACTTAATGGCAGATTTTATTTAACAATAGATGATCAGGCAGTTAAAAAAGACGCGTCAATAAATTATATAGGTGTTACAGATATACAAACTCCAGATCGAGGAACAACTAAGAGCTTGACTGGCGTTCCAGGAGCCACCGCACTTTCTCAATATCAGTATGCGTTCTCTTCTGGCGATACTTCAAAACCAGAAACAATGTCCAACAAACAAAATGCAAAGTCGACTAGTGAACACTGGGAAAAAATGATGGTTGACACTTCATATAGAGATATTTCCGGAAGAATGGTTAGAGCATTTCCAACATACATGTTGTGGCTTATTTCGGAAAGAACATTTGCTGGAGCAAAATTATTTGATAATTTTTATGGATTACAGTCAATTATTGATTTTTCAATCGTTGCTTCCGAAGATATTCTTGGTGACACTTTAGTATTTAGGGTTTCTAATATGTACTCAAAGTTATCAACAAAAGAAATGACAGCTATCTTTAGTGGAGCTATGGGGGAAACAGATTCAAAACCCGGTATAGATAAATTGTCTTTGACGGATGGAATGGAACAGATTATAGATAGAACTCTTAATACAGCTAGAAATATGTTGGGCCATATGGAATCTCAATATATAGTTGATATTGAGAACATAAGATTAAAGCCCGGAGTCAGGGTGCATCTTAGGGCTGGATACGGTTCAAATCCAAATTCTCTACAAACAATTTTTAATGGTGTAATAACAGAGGTAGAGCTGGGGGAGGTAGTTACCGTTACATGTCAATCTGATGCTATAGAATTAAGTCCGATTGTCAATTCAGTAGATAAAAAGGGTAGTAGCGGAAAAATTGATGGTGGATTGAATACTGGCTTGTATCTATCTGAACCAAGAGATCTTATGGTCAGATTATTATCGATGGGTAGTTCAAGAGTAAGAGAGGCTTTTGCATATGCGACTCGTGGCATGATTTTTTCTGAAAATAAATTTCGGTATTAAACATTTTGGGATGATACCCTACGCTCCCCTTAATGAAATTGAGGCAAATAGAAATCAAGGAATGCGAAACTCAATTAGTGATACATTTATTGCAATTGGTTCTTCTGGGGGGGATGGACCCATAAGCTCTGCGGCTGGTATGACCGGCGCCGGTGCATCTCAGGTATTGGGAGCTTTAAATCCTTTTGGAAACAACGCAAATCAAACAGGTATTTCAATAGGTGGAAATGTTAGACTTCCCGTAATGGGATATATGAGAACAATGTGGGCAAATTTTGCGGTACAAAGAGATCTTGAAATATTTAAAAGAAATATTTATCCAGGTAACGGCACTGGAATAGCGCAATTTCTTGGTGGCGATCTTGGTGATGGTTGGACAAATGCCGCAACGCTAACACCAGAAGATAATCCAAATCCAAGATTACATTATTTAGATAGGTTAACTGATGCGTCATGGAATGATGTTTTAAGAAGATATAACGATGGAGAAAGCGCTGCTGCTGCAGCAATAGAAATTGCCAATACGGGGAAAGAATCAAGATCTAGCGGGGGTTTGGCATCTGCGCTTCTTAGTGGTTCACTGTTAGCTGCAGGGGCGGGGTTGGCTTTCGGAACTGGCGGATTGGCGCTACCGGTTATAGGTACAGTCACCGGAGTTTTCGGTGGAGCGACACTGCTGGGCTCGCTGTCTGGCAGAGGGGGAGCTAATATATTTCAAACACTTGGTTTAATAAGCACCCTCGACGACGACATGCCTGGGTTTGATGAAGTTTCTTTTAGGGCTCAAACATATATGAAAACAGTTTGGGATATGTTCCAACTTTGTGCTCGATTACTTCCTAATTATATTTGCGCTATAAGACCATTTGAAGATAGATCTACTGTATTTTATGGAAAACCACATTGGTTGTATACTTCCGGAGTAGTTCCAGTGACTACTGGATTTCCATCAGAAAAGAAAGCCGTTGAACTTGGTATAAAAACTCCTTCTTACAGAAGCCCAGACGCAGAATTAATGGATCTTTTAAATAAAATTAATCAAGCATCAAATCCAACTGCAGATTACGAAGCATTTAAAACCATTCAAAGTCCGCTTCTTAGTCTTGAGCAAATAGCAAAAGACCAATCTACCGCTACAGACGTCTATGCTCCAGCCGGTGTTTTGAATGGTAGAGTTATTAATTTGGCGGATCCAAAAAGATTAAAATACTTAGATTCAGAAAACAATAAAGTTGTTTCTGAAATACCAGCCAATAAAGGTTATGCGACAGTTGGCTTTCACTTACCTATAACTTCTGACAAAAGTTTAATACAAGTTCCTGTTAAAAATATGGAGTCGGTTCACAAAGAAATAGCGCAAATGCCGCTTAGATATTCTTTTCCGTATTTTACCGATAGAGTTTCTGGTGCCGTTCTGTTGGACTATCCGTTCTATGCTCTTTCTCATTCAAGAAATATAGAAAATGCTACTGTACATAAAGGTGATAGAGAATATGAAAAATTCCTGCAAGATGAAACGTATAAAAGGCTTCTTGCATATGAAGCATCGTTGGTTCAAACAACTCCTTTAACAGAAGGTTTCGATGATTCTGATAATAAAAACGAATTTTCAATTAAACTAGATGCTATCTCTTTTACTAATTCAGTTGGTAAAGATACACTATTCAATTCTGAAAATTCAATATTTGATTTAGTAAAGTCCAATAAAGTATCTGCTGAGCTAAATCATGTTCGTATGCCACTACCTTCGTTCAAGGGTGAATTAAGCAATGTATCTCAAAAACTAGAAGGTTCATGGGAATACGAATATATTAATCAAACAAAAATTACGCCAAATTCGGGTTCGGCTTTTAGCTATAGGGCATGGGGATGTCCAGAAACGGCAATAGATGAGCAATTTTATATTGCTATGAGATGGCCATACGATATTACAGATGGCGACAAAGATGATGAATTATTTAAAAAGTTTAAAGAAAAATATTTTAAAGACAGAAAAGATAACGAATTTTATGGTAAACCATCTGATTATAAACAAAGAAAAGTTTTAATCTATAGTTCAACAACAAGAACGGCTGTTGTTTGTAGGCCGGCATTTTTTATGTGGGGGAAAAACGATGAAGTCGACATAAATTCTGTCCGGATCTGTCACTGTAGATGCGATTGTTTCTCCTGATGCGGCATACTATCTTGGCATGATGCACTTAAGCAAGATTGAGCAAAGCTACGAGTTTTTCGCCAACTCGGCTAATATGGGGCCAGCTGCAACCGCCGTTGCTAAAGCAGGATTGGCGCCCTATCCAGTTCCAAGAGAGTGTTATTTTACTTTTGTTAACGATGATATTCCCCTAGGAGTTGTAACAACACTTTATAATCCAGCTCATGAATTTGAGCTTACAGAAGAGGCAAAAGCGGCATTTGGTGAAAATGCGAATTACGTTGTTGGTTTTGGTCGCTTTGACGCAACAAAGGCTAACAATGTTTTGACGGCGGAGTTGACTGGACTTGGATTTAAAACCGCAGATAGATTTGAAGCTGAAGCTGAAGCTGAAGTGTATTTGGCAAAGGGTCCACAAATAAGAGGTAGCTGGAATAAGATGCTTAAAGAGTTGAGACCAGTCGGTGGAATCAATATGTTAACCGATGGAGATTTTGCGCTAGCCGCCGCAAGAGGCGCTAACGTCCTTCCATCTGCGGCGGGAAGTGATGGTTATTTTGATTTGGTTTTGGCCGCAAAATATAACAATTTATCTAGAGACGAACTTTGGAAAATATTAGATGGAGAATTAGCCAGAACTGGAGATGAAAAAACAGCTAGTGGCAGAAAGCGATTTGCCGCCGTATATGATCCATTAGACGAAACCGCCAGAGAAGCACGAGCATATTATAATGAAGGAGCTAGCGCACAAGTTGCGGTAATAGCTGGAGATGGAAGAACTGATAACGAAGCAAGTGATGTTTGGGATCAATTTAGATTTGGATATCATAATTACGAATCTGTTAAAAAAATATTCTTTGATGCATTTGGGCTTGACCCAGATGATGATACCCCAATACCAGCTGAAATTGTAAAAATAATAAAAAACCCCAGCGCCAGCACTGAGATTATTAAGCAATACAAAGCCACAAAGGATGGGGCTATTGATGAGTTTAGTCTTCTTTTGGGAAACGATTTTATTTCTCAAAAACCAAACACTATTAGATTTACTGACCCCGATGCTCCGCCACCCCTAAAGCAGGGAGAAACATTAGTCAAAGATGCGATAGAATACGCTAGAAAAAATCTTATAGACGCCCCGCTAAGTCAAGGTGGTTTAGTAAATTATCTCAATACATTAATAACTTCAAAATATAAAAATCTTGGAAAGTTTTTTCAAAACGCCAGTAATGTTAGTTTAATTATTGGTCAAACATTGGGTGGTGGATTGGTTAAAGTTTCTGATATTTTTAAGAAAACAAAAAATGAAACGCTAAGTGCAAAACAAGTATTTCTTCTTATCGTGGGATTATTTAGACAAGCGATGTGGCAGGATGCTTATGCAAGAGCTTGGTTGGTTTTAAAGCCATCTAGAAAAATAGGTATTGGCTTTGGTTCGTGGGGAGACGAATGGGATTTTCACGCAGTAAACAAAATATTTGCCGCATTTATAGATCCTAATCAAAACTATTCTTCTGATAAAAAGAGATTTTTAAAACTACTAGCAGACAATAAGGGAGAGGGAAATAGTGCAACAAACTTTGTTGGAGTTTTAGGTCATAATATTGACAGTTTTTGGGATTCAAATATAGGACCCCTGTTTACCGCATTAAGTGATGGCTTAAGTGGATTAATGAACATGTTTAGAATATCTATGATGCAGATGGGATACCAGTTGTCAGAAATAGATAACTTTTCAAAACAGGCAAACATTTTGAATAAAGCTTTAAATGATTCAATTTATTATTCCATGGGAAGAGCAGGCTCAATCCTTAGAGCTGTTGATAATCCATTCACAAGAGAGTATGGAGAACCAGTTGTGGAGGTTAGAGAACCATTTCAGAGAATGCATGCGCTCAGTTCTTTTTCTACTATATTAAATAATAATATTAAAGAAACAACAACCAATGTTGCAACATCGGTAACTGCAGTTTCTGATGGAAAATATCCAGTAACAGTTGCCCTGGATAAAAGTATTCCATCTGAAAGACAGATGGAAAAAACTGTTGAAACAGGTCTATATTTTGATAACCTATTTGGTTCTGGATTAACTGGACTAATACATCCAATCGTTAATCCAATTGAGTTTTCTAGAAGTGCTATTAAAACTTCACAGGGCGCACCTGACGAATTGATGGCAAGACGTGTAGCTTTAGCGCACTTAAGAGAGTCTCTAAAAGATCTATATTCTGGTGAGTTAATTGTTTTGGGAAGTCCAGACATAAGACCGCATGATCTTGTTTATTTAGCGGATGTTTATGAAAGAATATATGGTATATTTGAAGTAGAGCAAGTGGTTCATCATTTTACTCCGAATATGGGATTCGTTACTTCCATAACTCCAAATGCTCTTGTTTCCGTAAATGATCCAGCTAGATGGTTTATGTCTTCCTGGATGCATTCATGGTTTTCTATTCAAAATATTAGAAATGATACTCGATCAATATTGAACTCCGTTCAAGCTGGTAGCACTGGGATTCTTTCTAACGGCAACATTTCTGTTGATGGATTAGCTCAATCAATTAGAGCTCAAATGTTGGGCGGTGTTCAGTTTACACATGGTTCGGCTGCTCTCACAAAAGATATTATGGCTAATTTTACTGCGGAAGGATTGTTCGATGCAAGGAGCCAAGTAGAGCAGCAGTTGAAAGCAAACGCTAATGCGCAAGTAAGCTTGAGCGGCATTGCTGCAATGTATGCAGCGACGACGCTTGGAACTGCCACTGTGGGATTCTTAGTTGGTGGTCCCGTTGGAGCAGGCATAACGACAGCAATAGGTACAGACCTTATGTGGAAGGGTTGGAAATGGGTCAGAGATAATGTTCTTGATCAACACGGTTGCTATATTTCCTACCTGAATAGAAATGGGCAACCGATGGACGCAGGGCTTGCGATTAATCAGGGAATGGTAGTTGGCAGATATCATACTAAGAGACTGCTACCGGGAATATTGGGTGTCCGCACTAAAGTTAGAACTGTGGATGGACATTCATTTATAAGATATGATGACATATTGAAAAATCTAGGTTGGAAAGAAAAACAAATAACAGATTTAGTTAGACATGTTAGCATGGAGAATGCGTTGGTAAATGCGGAAGTGTTAAAGTATTCTGGAACCGGTCCAGACAAAGCGGGGTTCAATCAATTCTTTAAAGTTTTGTGTAAATTAAATAAGGTAATTGATGGAGATGAAATTGAAGTAGTGGATTTATTGAGTCCTCAATCACCACCGTTTAAAGTTCGTTTAGAGGGAATTATCGCCTCAAAGATGGGAGTATTTGAGGGTTTTGTAAATACATCTACTTCCTCTAATCCAGTTCAGGGAGTTAATATAGACTCTCCGGGGGGAAGAGCATCTTTATTTGTTTACGAAAAATTATCGGAAACTCCTTTTGTTATTAGAATATCTCCCAATGATGCTTCAGCAGTTGCCATGTATACTGAGGATGATTTGCAGCCTGGTTCTAAGTTAAATACTTCTCGTAGTTATTTAAAGGGAAAATATTACGGAGATTCAGAAAAAGAAAAAGCTTTAGGTACTGTTTTCTACAGAATGATTGATACAGATATTCAAGATTTGGTCTTACGTATTAGGGGACTTTTTATTAATAATATTAATGCCACTGTAGAAATACTGAAAGCAAAATTTAAAGAAGAAATATTCAAAGAGTCTATTTTTAGTATAAAGTTTCAAGAAATATATTCATCTATTTTTAATTCTAAAACAAAAGAGTATTTTGAAATTACAGGATCGACTGATCCTCTTATTAATCTTAACAATAATAAAATCAATGTGTTTAATACATTTGTTCATTTTAAAATATTAGAAACACTTTATTCAAAAGCTTCAGAATGGCCTTATGTAGCTTGGGACGAGTACTATGATGATGGTATTGCAGCTACATTAAATTGGGAGCTTATTGGTAATAATCTGGCGCAAGTTTATACCGTTGATTTACTAAGAAGTAGACCGGCGGAAATAGGACTAGATGAACAAATACCTAATGCACAATATGTTTCACAAGGGACTTAAGTATGAGTGATGATTTTGGTTTAAACTTAGATGACTTCAATAATTCACAGTCATTTACTGAAAAACTAGCAGAAGGATATAATCCGGGCGGAAGTAGTAGTTTAACTACTTCGGCTTCAAAAGAAAAGTATGTTAATCAGACATTGACATCTAGAGATGTTGTAGATATGATGGCCGGTGGGGCGCTCACAAGAAATCCTGCAACTTTGATGGATTTAAATAATAGATTTGTTCAATCTTCCTTACATGGAATATTGGCTGCCGGAGCAAAATTTGAAGCTTTTACCGTTCCAAATCCAGACTATCAGGGCAACGCCGGAGAAGCAGAGACCTTAACGGGATCAGCGGCTTATATGAAAACCGTGTCTCAGTCTTTAGTTGGCACTGGACTCGCTCCATCAAGAACTTCAAACCCGCTTCTGCAAAAATTAATAGGAGATGCGGCTAATAATAAATCTGTTTCTTATGTTGGTGAATCTAATGGAACTATTTATAAACACAATCAGGTTTCTTATCAATTAAAACAAGAAAGTGCTCCATCACTTGGTGCTCGTCCAATCGCAATAGCCGATGAACTTTCTGCAGAAGAATCTTCAATATACCTAGAAAGAGGAAGAGAACTTAACAAAAGAATACCAGATACTGCTCTTACTGTGGGTTTTCAATTCGATATTCCAAATAATTTATCTTCTTATAAATTTTCTCAAACCAATTCCTATTTTCCAGATTCGTCTCAAACTTCAGAAATAACTAAGGACTTAATTGAAGCTAGCTCAAAAAGGGCCTATGTATGCGCCGCACTCATCGAATGCCTGCTGATGTTAACAGACCCAACAAGAGGAGTCCAAATAAAAGGTAAATTTGGATTAGCCAGAGCTATATTATCTGAAAGCGATGAAACAACAAGAAGCGCTGATTCATCTAAGGGCATAGATCCCAATAACACAAACGCAATATCTGATCATGTTTTTGGCAGAGCTTTTGACATAACTGCAATAGGTTCTTTTAGTAATTTTGATAAATCAAAAGAACACTACGTTGCGTCTTTAAACTATGTTCTTTCAAGATTAAATTTAATGCCCATGCAGCTAATACCTGATTTAATTGTTATGTCACCAGATGTGGCAAGAGACCTTGGTGTAATGGAGGGATTTGATAGTGAGAGCACCCCTTTAAAAACAACGTATCCAAATTTAAAATATGTTAACTTTGAATCTGCACCTGAGCACAAAGATAATATACACATAAGTTTTAGTCACAGTAGGGCTGGACAGTATATAGGTTCTCCGGGTTTTGAATCTGCAGCAAAGTCACAATCCTCGGATGACTCAGGCGTTTCTGTTAATACCGAAGAAGACATTAATGAAGCTAGAGAAAAATCAAAACAAAATTATAAATCAGCTAGCGCAAGCATTTCGTTGACTGAATTATTTATAATTTTATCACAAGAAGGTCCTTTTAGTGAAGAAGTGGCAGCTGTAATGTGCGCTCTTGCGGCAAGAGAGAGTGTCGGTAATCCCAGCTCCTTTAATGGCAAATGTGGTGAGAATGCAGATGGATATACTGGTGATTATTCAGTCGGAATGTTTCAATTTAATTTAATTTCTTTAATAAGTAAATCAAAAAACACTTCTGCTTCTATTCCAATATACTACGATGGAACAACGATCAATCCACAGATGGTATCCGCAGCGGAACTTGCGTATGTTCCTGGCAAAACAGCCGGATGGGACCCTAATGCGATAGCAAAGAAAATGATTGAGCTTCAAAATAATGGAAAAGCAGATACCGATGATAGGCTATGGTATCCAATCAATCAAGTGTGGATGCTAATGCAAAAATTTGGTAGAAATGATTTTAAAAATACAAACAAAATAACTCAGTCAAATGGATTTTACCATTGGGGCGATTACCCCATAAGCCGTGCTCTAAATAGATCAGATGTAGGTTTTATTTATCAAATAAGATTCCAAGACGCAGTAGATGTTTATCTAACAAGCGGAAAATCAATAGATAATCTTACGAGTTGGGTTAGAGATAATCTCCCTAAATTTAATCCTAAAACCACCAACTATATAGAACTTTGGATGAGTGGCGAAGTGTTTTACGATAAACCCAAAAATGGAACCCTTAAAGATGAGTCAAAGAGTAAGCCAATTACTTACGGTAATGTTTCCGCAGAGTCCTCCGCTGGAGCAGAAAATGATAATCAGGAGCAGACATTTAATAAGACCCAAGTTAAGAATGGCGCTGATTGGCTGAAGGCACACAAAACGCAGGGTTGGGTGAATACTTACAAGAAAGAGCTTAAGGGTAATTTCCAATGTGACAGATTTGCAAGAGTTTTATCAGCAATGTTGGGTCTTTTCGGAACTTCAGAAACAGATTTGAAAGATTTGGAATGGAATGAACAAAATTTTGGAGAAGTAATTAAACACACAGTGCCAACAAAAACGCTTCAGCAGTTTGAATCTGCTGGTGAACATTGGGAAAACATTAAGGGCGGTACGGAAAATACTCACTGGTTTGCTGCAGATTCCGAGAAGGGTAAAAATCCCCCAGTTGGATATCTTGTATTCTGGAGCGGAGGAGATGCGAACTATGGTCACGTAGGTGTATCTATAGGCGGTGGAGAATACGTAGATCAGCACAGTAGCGATGAAAGACCAAGTCCAAGGGCTATAACATTTAGCGGTTTTCCAGGTGATAAATATACGTACGTTGGATGTTCTAGCGTATGGGCCGTATAAGGAGGGTTGGACAATGAAATACTATCCAAAATTTGACGAAAGACTAAATGCACATCTGGACAGTCAACGCCTGCAACAGGCAAAGACGAGATTTGGAACTGTGATGTCATATGATAAAATTACTAATACAGCTATGGTTATTATGGATGACAAATTTGCAAATACTGCCCGGAAACATGTATCAGGCTATACCATGTCCATCAATTCAGGGTGTACAAATGGTAGCTCCAACTACCGGATCTCGATGCGTTATCGGTTTTAGGGATGATGCAGAAACATCTCCATATATAGTTAGCTTTATAGACGACGGTTCATCCATCGGTAAGTATGGACCGTCTACGTTTGTTGATACTGGAATACCGAAATTTATGGTGTAATTATGGCTGGAAAAATTACTTCAGATAAAAGCTATGAATCTTCTGTTGGAAAAACGATTACAGAAGCAGATGAAATCAACAGAAGAAAGACCTATTCGTCCAGAGAGGTTGGGCTTACTCATCCAGACAATCCTGGATTTTTAAGAATAACTGACGCTGGAGATATAGAGATTTTTGCTGCCCCGGGAGTTGGTATAGTGATAAATGGTTCAACTAGAACAGTATCCATTTTTGCTGATAATATTAAATTTAATTCTAAAGAGGATGGATTAAAATGGAATTCTAAAGAATTTAACAGTTCCGCTACGGTATTTACGGAGCCGGCTTTTACTCAAGCAAACAATAGAGATTTTAATCCGGGTTTTAAAAACGCTGATTATTATATAAATAATATAAGTCAATATGACCAAGAAGACACTCAATCCACGGTTACTATTCAGGGTGAATACGAATTTGTAACGGCTACAAACTTACTCCCATGGGAGGAAAATTTACAGTCAACTTTGGTTTCTAAAGATCAAAATTTTACTCAACAAGAATTGGATGAAGCTAGTTCTTTTTGGGAAGGGAATAAAGATCTAATAGGATCAGAAGCTTTTGGATTAGCAAAACAAGCGGCGTTAGATGGGCTTTTAAAATTAAAACAATTAGGATATACTATGGAACAAGCGAAAGCAAGATTGTTGAAGGATAAAAATGTCTGATTTTTATCTTGATTTAAGTGGTGATTTAGTTATTAATGGATCTGGAGATATAGCCATGGCTCAGGATTATGCCACAAAGGACATACAGCAGGTCTATATCAGGCTTATGACTGAACCTGGTGATTTTTTTATATACCCAGAATTGGGTGTTCAACTCTCAATACTTTACGGAATGCCCCAAACACCTCAAACTGGAGATCTCGGTAAGAGGCTTATAAGGGCAGCTCTAGAAAGAGAGGGAGTTTTTAAAAATAAACAAATTACTATTGAAGCAGTGCCAGTAAGCGCGGATTCTATACGATTTGATGTATATTTAGCGGGTACTAGTTACCAACCCGTGATTTTGTCTGTAACCCAAAATTTAGGAGCATAGTATGCCAATGATGAATATAAAAACAAAAGAACAAATGCTGATGGCATCGCTGGACGGACTTCAAAGGAACGCTGGAATAGCTTCTATTTCACCCGGTTCTATAGCAAGAGCCTTTGCGGAAGCAATACATTCAGAAATATATGATTTATATAATGCTTTAAAAATAAGTATTGAGCAGTCGAGTCTATCTACGGCAAATGGCCTCAATTTAGATATGATAGGAGCTTTATATAACGTTCCAAGAAGATCTGTTTCTTCTGAGCTTGTACCGGAAAGAACAACTGCAAACATAGAATTCTTTATAAATAAAACGCATAACACTGCAATTGTCATACCATCTGGGACCTTGGTTTTTAATGATGTAGGTAATTATTCGTCGACACAATATGTATACGAGCTTAATGGAGATGTGATTATTCCAAATGGAAATACCAGGGCTTACGGAGCAGTAAAAGCAAAATTTGCAGACAACAATATTACCGCTGCAAGAAATACTTTAACGCAGCACAATTTTATTCCCCCCGCTGGAGTAGTTGTTTTCTGCAATAATCCCAAAGAAGTATACAGTACCCTAAATTCAGAGTCTGATGATAATTATAGAAGAAGAATCGTTTCCGCGATCAGGGGTTCTAACACCGGAACCGCTGAATCAATACGCTTTGCCGCATTGGCGGTAAAGGGAGTAAAAGACGCAAAAATTAGAGAAGCCTCTTTTGGAATAGGTTCTTGTGATATAATAATAGTTCCCGAAACAAGATCTGGACTTGCAACAATGGCCGATTTAGTGATTGATCAAGTTAGATCAATTAAGCCCGTTGGTGTTAATCTTAATGTAAGAATCGCAGAAAGAAAACCGGTAGATATAAATATGTCTATCATTTTAAGAGAGGGTACAACAACTGATACAGCTAGGGCGGTTGAAAATCAGGCAAGAATATTTATTAATAGATACGTTAATAGTCTATCGATTGGAGATTCCATATCGGTAACAGAGATTGAACGTCAGGCAAGAAGTGCGTCAGAAATTATAGTGTCTGTTTCTGTCAAATCAATTAGAGTAGATAATCAAAATATTGCCAATAAAGATTACAGATTATCAGATGATAAATCATATATGACAGCTGGATCATTGGCGGTTTATTCTGTTATAATGGGTAGTAGTTCAAATTATTAAAGGATGATAAATGTCAGTACAATCTTATGTAGTTACAAAAAAACAAATAATCAAAGCAAAAAACATGACTCATGCCAGAATGTTGTCAGAAGGTTATAAAGATTTTCCTGGTCAAATTATTCACGAAGAAATAGATGTTACTCAAAATGACAATCTATCTGTTGAAGAAGATGAGATTACTTTTGTCGAACCCTCTTCGGAAGATGCTTCACTATTCCTAAGGTCAGAAAACAGACGCCTAGCAAAGTTGGCTGAAAAATATAAAAATGTTAAAAGTGAGGCGGTAGTTGCCGTTTATCAAGCAGCATTTGATGCGTTTTCTGTTTTTGAGTTACCAAAGATAAAAGCCCCAACCCTAAAGGGTAACAAGCAAACTAGCCCAGAAACAGCGGTTGCCGTTTTTGCGGATTGGCAAATGGGCAAGGTAACTGCAAATTATAATACAGAAGTGCTTGAAAAAAGAATAGAATTGTATACTGAGAGGTTATTGGAAATTACAGCGATGCAACGTCTGCATCACAACGTAGATAATTTACATGTTTGGCTTTTGGGCGATATAGTAGAGGGTGAGGAAATATTTGCGGGTCAAAGTCATCTTATTGATTCTGGCCTGTATAGACAGGTTGGAATTAACGGTCCTAGAATACTTTCAAAGTTTTTTATAACAGCTTTAGAAAATTTCAAAAGAGTGCATGTTATTGGAATTATTGGCAATCATGGAGCCGTGGGTGGAAAGTTAAAAAAATCTCATGATCCAGAAACTAATATGGATAGACTTTTGTACAAGATATTGGAATTAATTTTTGCCAAAGAAGATAGAATTACTTTTAACATTCCAGATGGAAGGGGGGAAAGAAACTGGTATGCAATAGACAATGTCGGTGATTACTCAAGTCTCCTCATACATGGGGATCAGTTACCGACACCAGCTCAATATTATGGATATTATAAAAAGGTAATGGGCTGGAAAGATGGGGCGATACCAGAACATTTTGACGATGTATTTATGGGTCATTATCATCAGCAGTTTAAAATGACAATTGGCAGCAGTATATTAAGAGTTTCTGGTTCTACAGAAAGTAGCAACACGTATGCTCAAGAGTATTTTTCTTCTCTGAGTAGGCCGTGTCAACACCTAATGTTTATTCATCCAGAGCACGGAGTTACCTCTGAATATAGCGTATGGCTAGATGCCGTATAGGGGTATAAATGAAAACTTATTTACTTAGTTTTGTTACTTCTGATTTTTCTAAAAATGGAAAAATTTGGAGTACGCAGGGTATTGACCTGTATGCAAATAAGTATTATACAAACTACTGCTATACAAGATCGCCATATGGTTTAAACTCTGTTAATGATTACACTTTTACTGGAACAGAAATTTTATCAGATGCAACCCCAACAATATCTGGAGCGGTCGAAGTTACAAATTATCGGAGAATTAGTAAACGATTCAAATATACTAGAATACTACCTATTTGATTCAGATTCTTTTCAGGGCGAAAGTGCTATTTTTAACCCCGATTCATCCTCTACCCCAATTTTTACTGCAGATTCTTTTGTTGCAAACAAATTAAGATTTGTTGATACTTCTTCTAGAATAGATATTAGAACCTTTAAAGGGGCATTTTCTTCTTCTTTGAATAGTATTGAAAATATTGTTTTTACCTTAAATATATATGAGTCAGATGCTCTAAATCGGACCCTACTTTCTTTCCTCAACCGCTCAATCGGACGCGCTGGCGTCCTTGCTTTTACTAAAAAATACAAAGAGATATGCTAAATTTGAAATAAAAATAGATACTGAAGTATTAGATCTTAGTGTATTGTCATTTATTCTTATTATTGAAGTTGCAATAGCAGATCCGGTAAATCCAGTTATTTCTCAGAGCGTAAAAAATATTTTAAAGAGATTTCCTTCTTGGATGGTTTTATATTCAGATGCGGTAAATCAGGCAACTCCGAACCTGTATGTTCCTAAAACAACAGCCGGAAAATTTATTAATGCGATTGTAGGAGAGCATCTAGATAAATTTGATAGAGAATTAGATATATTAAATATTAATTCTTTTATTAATAGAGCAGATACAAATCAAATAGCGTGGATTTATTCGTCCAATAATGTAAATGCCACTTTTCATAAAATACTAGCCAATGGTATTGAATTAGCAAGAATAGATAATATTTCGGATTTTCTTAACTCTAGAGAAACTGATTATGTTTTTTATCACAATCCAATAAACAGAGAGATACTTACTTTACAAAAATTTTATTTACTACAAGCAAAAAATGAAAACTTAGGCTTAACAAATCTTACACAACTGCCGGTTCAAATATTTAACTGGTTTGATGAACTTGGCTTAAGAGTTGGAATGAGCCGCCTTTACCTGGAGAACAATGTTTCTTTTAGAGAAAGAATATTAGATGCGTTTAAAAATCCAATAGGCGTTGACATTGAATCATTTAAGCGCACCCTCAGAAGAGAGCTGAATATTTGGAAAGCTTATGGAGTTAACCCTAGTTCAGAATATGCCGGCGCAACTCCAGAGATTTTGGAGATGTCTGATATAACTAGTTCTACTCCGTACTTTACCGCCGATGGTAATCAAACAGAATATTTTAAAAAATTAGTAGAAGAGCTTAATATTAGATATCCAAATAACTGGGGATATTTTGCTTTTGATAATGCATTATGGGATTACGCTGGATTAAACGATGATAGCGTTGGTAGATTGTCTGCACGATATTATGATTCTAATATCGAAATTCCTTATTACCAACCAGGTATAGGAGACCAGGATGATTTAGCTCTGTCAATACGACAAACCGATGCAACGCCCGTATATTTTGAAACATTTCTACTCGCCAAGGGTAAAAAATCTGCAGGACCTACCCCTGGCTACTTTCCGGTAAATGTTGATATTGAATATTACTCCGATTACACAATTAGGGAATATGATAACCCAGCGGCAACAGTAAATTATACTTTAGAATTTCATGCAACGCCTCACGCGATTTACGCAACTCCAACAGTATTTTATACCCCTTTAACAATCTATCCTAAAAATAATCAAATATCTGAACGGAACAGATATATCGGTACAAGACTGGAAGCCATATGGAATATTTGATACAGAGGGATTCACATCTAGTGATTTAGAAATAAAAGAAAAAAATACACTTAAAGCATATTATAATAAATTAAAAGATTTAAACAATCTCTTAAACAGTATTGAGATTAATAAGATGCATATTAATTATATAAACGATATTACTCTTAGATTAGGGTTGTGGAATGGAACCCAATATGCTACTCCACCACAATCTGATGATTTTATAATTAGATTTTCCCATAAACCCACTGACGCACTTTATTATGCCGCCCCCACGTCTTTCATATCTGCCACTCCAGGAATGAGCCAGTCAACATTTGTTCAGGCATTGTCTAAGCTGTGGTCATTAAAAACAAAAACAAAACAAACCAAAAAACAAACCAGAACTTTAAGAATTAATTCTGAAGAAGCGTCGCCCCCTGTAAGCTATTTCATAGATCAACAATCTATAGCAAATAATATTGTTTATCCACCTGGGGCAACTCCAGGCCTTATATGTATTGACAATGTTAAACCAGAAGGTTCGGCGATAGTCGGTTATAGTGCTGAATCCTCTTCGCTTTTGGGACATGGCGGAGTGACATATGATCCAATTTTGGGTTATGATGTCTATGTTCCGTCTTCTCCAAATATTCAAGTCAATACTGTTGGTGGATCAGTGACGGCCGATCAATATTTTTCAAAGATTCAATATCCGTATTCTTCAGTTCCAACATCAATTGCCCTTAATCTTTTTGATGGAGAAATTTATCCAAGAAAAGTTGTTAATTGGATACCCTTTGAAGCGTTGTCAACTCCAATAACTGGATATATTGACGAAAATGGATATGTCGGATACAGAAAACAAAGTGGTGAATTTGTTCCAAGTAAAAATTCAGATACAATTATTGTTCCAGAAATAATTAGAGAAACCTTTGGAATTTCTGGTTCCTCTAAGTTTAAATACTATTTTGAAAATATATCTATATTGGATCCAGCCGATGTTGATGTATTAATTTGGTCTGAGCAGGAAATAGTTAATCCATTTTTAAATAAAAACTATGTATTAAAATTTGATACGATTAATTCTATAATTAATGATGATTTTTATACTTCAAAAAAAATAGTATATCCAGCTAACTCTATAAAAGAAACATATGACTTAGCCAGAAATACTACTGTATTTAGCAATTTTATTGCGCGTGGTCGACTATATGATGAAAAAATGGAAGCCCGAATTAATACCGGATGGCTGCATATAGGCAAGGAAGAATATTACGCTTACGCAAAACCGCAAAAAGAAATATTCACAGGCAAACTAAAAGAGATAGCACTTTCTTCAGTGCCACAGGCTGGAGCACCTATACACATTAACGCTTACAGGCAGGGAGAATCGACTCCATATATTAATTATATAGAAACAGCTTTTGAGGACTTTGCAACACCAAGGCAGTTTGGTTTTTATAATAGAGAATTTATTAAACCTTCTTTTGATGATTCTTTTTATTTATCCTATTTTGATATATACGATGCGACTATTGTTGATAGCTTTACTGGTGAAACATTATTTGAGGATTTAACTTCAAGTTCGAATATTCTTTCAGTGGCGAGCTCAACTCCTGTATTTAATAAAAATCGTAATTATGAAATTACCTATAGAACAAAAAATTCTTATCATGTAGATAATGTATTAAACGACACATCGTATTATTCAAAAATAGTTTTTGATGCCACACCAAGTACTCCGCTGTTCTATGAGGTTACCTACGAAACGTCAAAGTACGAGCAAAGCACGCCGATTAATATCGGATTTGGCGAAACTTCTTCGCTTCTTCAAAAGGGTTATGTAATTGCTTCCGCAAAAGAATATCCATTTAAAACAGCGCGAATAAGAATATCTCCCCATAACGTAATGGATGACAAAAAGGATTTTATTATTATATCAATATCTTCTTTAGATATTAATGGAAACCCAAAATCAGATCAAGAATTTACTTTATCTAGCAATTATTTAACAATATATCCCTCTGTCGTAACAACAAACGCCGAAGGATATGCAATGACTAGGGCAACTTACTCAGCCGCCACGCCCGTTCAGGGAATGGTAACCGATGCTATAAGGGTTATGGGCTCAGGCGCAGGTAACTCTTCATTTGATAAATACTATACATACAAAATATATTCTAGCTACAGAGAAAATTATAGCATATCAATAGCAACAGATCCCTCAATTATTAAGGCAGATGGTATTTCTTCAATGTTTATTGATGGAATTGCTACAAAAAATAATCTTCCTAGCAAGAATGCGATTATTTATTGGAGAAAAGGAAGATCCCCGCACAATGCTCTTAAAACTCAGGTCTATTCTTCTTCAACTAATTTTTCTGATTATTCTGGAATAGTTACAACAGATAATAATGGCAGATTCTCCATAGGTCCCATTATTAGTCAGTCTAGATCTAACCCCGGATATTGGTACATTGTAGCGGAATCAGACTTTAAAACATCCTACTCCAGTGATGCTACGCCGGTTGCTGGCGATATAGCATATTGGTATGAGTCTTACGATAATATTGATTTAAATTACGTGTCAGACTTAAAAGTGGTTGATGTTATTAATTTTGATAAGACAGAATCTCTGGAAACATACTCAACTCCAAGGTTTATAACCAGTTACTATAATGAGCAACTAGTAACCTCCTCTGGGGCCACCCCAAGATGGACTCCACCAGCCTGGCTGCCAATTCCTAGATATGAACAATATCAGGCGGGTTTTTTGGGTTCAACTCCGTATTTTATATCTGAATATATTAATTTAAAAAAGGATAATTAAAAGATGTCTAAACCGCTCAATTCAGACTCTGATATTAAATTTAAAAAAACTAATAATCTGCCAGTTGATGATCAGTCTGTTGGTTTAGCGTGGTTTTCTTCTAAGCCAATTAGTCCAGCAAATAATCTGTCGATTACAGATTTATCTGGTTTTACTCCAGAAAATGCTTACGCCACAGAGATCAATTCTAATCCACTAGATTTAAAAAATAAATTAGTATTTGCAAACGAACTTGGCGTTCTTGAAGACGAGAACGCCAACACAATATTTGACTGTGAAGATGTCAGTATATCTGATTTGTTCTTGGATGAACAAACGTTAGATAAAAGATATGTGCATCGAGAAATAAAAAACGAAATGTTTGTGCACTCTTACTATGTATCGAGATATTACACAATGCTTCCAACAGATTCTTTTTTGATAGATAATTTAAATTCTTTTATAGAAGAAAATAAAATTCCAAAATCTATAAAAGTTATAGATGAAAACGGTCAAGAGTATGTAGATAAAAATAGTGGTATTAAAAAATACAGGATATTATTAGATCAGATTGATCACAGTGTATATGAAGAAAGATCAAATCGTCCATATAAAATTGTTGTACTATTTTCAGATCCTCATCCTAAAAATTTGCAGTTAGTTTACGATAAAGTTTACCTATCTTCCACTGAGTCGATTTCTTCGGTGGTACCACAGTATAAGGAAAATATAAATGTAGTTAATGTGTTTAATCAGATTGCAGAAGAGTCGATTGCTGTTGATAATTCAATGAGAAATAAAAAGATCTTTTCTAAAAAATCAATAACTTTTAAAAATAATATTATTAATAATAATTTTTCAACGGATGGTTTTGAAATAGTTGTACCCAGGAAAGCAATATCTGATAATAGAACATACGAAACATTTAATTGGAGATTGATAGCAAAAATATTTAGACAGGTAGACGTTTCTTCGGTAAATGGACAAGAAGAAATTGATTCAGAATTAAATATAAAACAAAAAGTTATTAATTGCGCGGTTTTGTGTACATCTTCTCAGCTTTCGGAAATGAAAACTTCTGGAAATTATGGGTCTGCAAATCCCTATATTTTCTACAGACTCCAACAGTCTCCATATAACTTGTCAAAGTATTCTTACGTTAATCCAAATAGCTCCGCCCCTACAAATGCAGCGGTGCATTGGCTAATGTCGATTGATGCAATTACCAATGAACAATTATCCTCTTTTGATATTTTAGCGTGGTCTCCAATATCACCAATTACCAGAGAACAAGGGCAAAAAGTAAAATACTTTGTTGAAAATACCCAAGGCACTATTGTTTTAGATTTGTCTCAATCTAGTGGGGCCGAAAACATTGATCCCTCTTTGACAATTTCAACTGACTCTTATCAACTTAATACATGGAGCTATAATACTAATAATGTTTTTTTGGATGAAAAAAAGAATAACGCCTGGCCAATAAATGCTTCAGTCTTTGAAGCTGTAACCATAAACTCAACAAACTATGATGTATATTCGCTGTTTGGAAGAAGCAACGTTGGTTCATTGGCTTTGGGAATTACGACAACTAAAACCGCAAAAGAATTTACTGGATCTTACTCTGAGTCAAATGTCGTATTAAAAAATTCTAGAGACAAACCAATTTTTGTTGGATATGGCTACACCAATGTGGCCGACGCACTGCTGAGGGGAAATGTATTGGCGACTACATGCACCATGCTTAAATACTGTAATGATGTTTATCAGCCATCTAGTATTTTTGATTTTGCAACGGCAAACTCGGCTTCGGCGTCGATTAACCAAACGCCATTTAATGCAACGGCATCTACTGAGCGGACCATTCAAACTTTTGTATAACGCAGTTTCTGTGGCTCTTACTTCTAGAATATTTTCCGCAAAGATAAAAGATTTAAGAGCATCGTGTTATTATCATGTTTCAAAATGGTCTAGCTCTTACGTTATCAATCAAAACGTTCTTTTGGATGATGAAAAAACAACAGAATATAATTTAATAAAAGATTCTGATGGTAAATTAAATTACGCCAAAAACATATCTGGATCAAATCAATCCATTCTTGAATTTTATAGAAAATCTATTTATGATTATTTAGCCGATCAGTATTCAATAGCGCTTCAGGAAATAGATACTTCAAATATTGAATTTTATATTGAAGTCACTAATCCAGATGTTATTATCTCAAATTCTAATAGAATTACAGAAACTGTACCCGAAATACCAACATCTTATAATTTATTCCGAGTAAATCAAGAATCCATAGGGTCGCCACTGCACGCATATACAAACGCTCCATCAGCTAGATTTTCTGTTCCGGGTGGTTTTGGCGCCTATGTTCTTAGACAAAGGGCATACAAGAGTTCTTTAGTAACACAGGATAACTTGTCGTTAAAAATCTCTTCAAGAAATATATATCAGTCTTATGGATTTAAATTTTCCATTTTTAATTCTTATGTTCAATCATCTGAATCTCCAATCATACTTAGCGCAGACTGGTCTACGGAAATAACAGCTACGTACAATGCGACGTTAACTAGAAAAGAATTTTGGGTTGTAAAACCAACATTGACTAGCACTGAGACTGAGAATGTGCTGGAGACGGCAGCTGTCTGGTCAAAGGACGAATTTACGGCACAAACTGATCTAAATCAGCAGACAGTGGCAAATCAAACAGAAGTGTACGCACTGGCTGATGATAGGCTTAATGGTGAATACAGATTAAAAACTGCAGAATCTTCTGGGTCTAGAAATCACTATATCTACACAAGGGATATAGATAACGGCAATGTTAATACCAATTATAAAAAGAATGGATCGCACATGTTGGCGGAATACATTGCCTATATACAGATAACCTTAAGAGAAGCAAAAGCATTAAATAACGATTTGCTAGAGTGTCCGTTGACCAGAAAGTATGATGCCAAAACAGAAGCCGCTGTATTAAAATTTCAACAAGTATATAAAGCTAGAGTAAAAGACGGAATCGTTGATAGCGAAACAAAATCTCTCTTTTCAAGAGAGGTTTGGAAAAAAATGTATCAAACACAACGACCCAGATATGATGAGGTAACGGAAAGGATTAAAACCAAAAAAGACAATAAAGATGCTCTTAAGTATATAGAACATGCCGCAACAGTTGCAGAAATATGGGAACTAATTAATGTAAAAAATTTAGATTTTCAAAAAATATCCTACACTGGAACCGAAGGTCCTACTCAAATAAATGACATTATATATATTGCTATTCCAGCATTTTATAGAAAACCGGCACTTCAAAAAGTGCAAATATTAAAGATGAAGATTGTTGTTGGAAAATTTAAAAACGCTAACAACTATAAAGGAATAAGCCTTAAAGAGGTAAGGGGCTACGCATACAACGTTGCATCTCAAACGGCAGATTATAATAAGTCTATATTGTTAAAGTCTGCAACGGCGGCTTCTACTGGAACAATTACGATAGATATTAACAAGCCACTTGCAGAGTGCGGCGTTGTATCAATTAAGCTTACTGGAAGTAAACTTGGCGGTAAGTTTGGGGCATATGCAGAAGGGTATAGTATTACAAGTATTAACTTTGATATTAAATATGAATTTCAAACTCAATTTGCAAAGGAAATTGAAGCCGCTAAATATAAAATAGTACAAACACATACTTATTCTAAAGAAGAATTTGGTTACGCAGATAAAACACAGGTTCTTCCAGCAGTTATTAAATATAAAATTTCTGGAAAAGTTGATAATATATCTGCAAATAGGGCAGAACAAATTGATTTGAGTGGAATTAAGTCCGTGAAATTTACCACAGAACCATTGTCTATAACATATCCAAATTTTTCCGGAAGTGCTACTTTAGATTTAAAAACTACAAAAATCGATTTTAGTTCTACCAATTACAAACCACCGTTTAGCGCCTTCGCAGACGCGAACGCTGGAGCAACGCCAAATTATAAAGATGAATCTATAACGATAGATCTTACATCTTCTAAAACTATTGAAGTAAATTCTTCTACTTTGTCTGTTTCTAATGTTTTATCTGCAACCAAAAATCCGGTTAATTCTAATTCGGTGGTTGTAAGTACCGCTGGAAATAAATTATTTTTTGAAACATCTTCTTTAAACTATCAAAATTCAAATATAATAAAAAGTTCTATTTCTGAAATAAATAATTATTGGTTGTTAAAAGCAGATGGGTCATTGATTCAAAAAAGCAAAAATTCAATTAGTGTCCTAGACGGACTGTTAATGTTATGTCAGCCCAGCACAGAGGCCGATAAAGTCGGGAAACCCTATGGAATCAGTCTCCAATCCTTTGTTAGTAATAATTCGGGAAATATAGAATTCAATATTGATTATGGGGCTTTTGTTCTTCAAAATCAAATAATAAACTTAAACAATGGTGGTTTATTGTATGGGTTTTATGATAGATTAAAAAAAGAATTTATAGGACAAACCCTATACTATGTTGACTATATTTCAAGGGGTCCAGAAAACATATATATTGCCGTACTCGCCATGGATGCAGATGGGAATGTTGGAGATTCTGATTTTCTTGGTGTTAAAAACACTGGAATAATAATTCCACCCATAGCTCCAGTGAAAATAGCGTGTCCGATTTATCATGTTTCATACATTCCATCCTCTAGAATATCTCTATCTTCCATTCCGCCAAATCTTTCACAGCTAGATCAATGGCCACTATATGTAACTTCTGGTTCATTTACAAAAGAGTTTTATATTGATCCAGAATATGGTTCAGTTAACTGGCTTCAAAACTATAATGGGAAAACCCTAAGAGCTACGTACTCAACTTTAGACGTATCAAATGTTTTATGGTCTCAAATATTGGGTAAACCTTATGTAGATGTATTAAATGAATATCCTATTTTTCTTTCGTCAAGAAAAATTCAACTATCTCAAATACCTATCGCCTCTTACATTGAACCATCTGCAAATAAAATTGGTATTTTAAAACAATATTTATTCATAGAAACAAGAAAATCAGACGCCGATGAATGGGAAGTTCTAGATTCTAAATTTATAAGAAATATTAATTGTGACACCGGAGTAATCGATCTTACAAAAGATCTGTCGCAAGATACAGATTTAATTAGAGTTTCTTACGCGGTAAAAGCAAGTGGTATTCCACTCAAACACGTTAACGGCAATCCAATTCCGCTTAATCCATTTTTAAATCAAGATTTAATTGAACCAGAAAAACCATTATATATTTACATTAAGCCTTCTAAGATAGAGGTTAAGGATATTAAAGCTATTAATTCCTCAAATAATCTAGTATATTCATGGAATCACATATCCGATTATGTATTTGATGGTGTCGTTCATTTTACGTACGATAATAATATTTTTAATCAATACGATAGCGTCAGCTATGATCCACTTGCAATTCAAATAGGGTTAATCCACGTGTTAAAAAATACACCACAATCAGGAATTGACCTAGTGGATTTAAGAGTTAAGGGTGGAGGTCTAAAATCTACTTATGATAAATCGGTTAATATAGAATCTTATGGTTCTCTAGATATTGAAAAAGTGCTTAAAGAAACAAAGGAAGCGGTTTCTTTCTGGGATGTTTATCCCCCTGATCAGCAAGCTTATCCTAAGGGTGGTTTTATAATTATTAAACTTCCAAAAGCGGTTTTGAATAATTTTGTCAATAAAGAAGATGTGTATTCTATAATTAGAAGAAATATAACAGCTGGTGTTGTCTTTAAGATACAAGACATGGATGGAAATGATTGGATTACGGTATAGATATATGATTAATTTTCTTCCGGATACTATAAAAACATTTTCTCAAGACTCACAAAGAACTGTTGGTTCTTTAATCAGGGATATTAGAGTTGATAAAGCTCAAGTGGCTGAGTTGGTTAAAAATCTTAGTAATTTTTCTTCTGGTCCGACTTTTGTTCCCACTTTGTCAATTTCTAGAGAGTTAATTAAATCAGAATTTTTTGTTGATGTTTTTAGGGATTTTGAATTAAGATTCTCTAGGTTTTTTGACGCATCAAATTCAATTAATACGGTAATTAATTCAATGACCGAAATCATGTTATCGCAAATAGCTAAGGCAGAAACGGCTTTGGCATATTATGAAAATTACGTTAACAATTATGAATTTTTATCTGGAAAAGATGATCTATATAATTTTTCATATATCGAAAATTTTGATAATAATTTAAATTCAAACGAATATGAAAGCCAAAAAGTACCCTACACAGATCGAGGTGGGCTTTTGTTCTCCAGCAATGGGGATGGATTTGTAGATCCCGTATCGTCAACATTCAAAATAGGTTCAGGAATTCATCCAATAAATGTATTAAATAATATTAAAGAAATAAAAACATTTTCTAATTATAAACAATATGTTTCTTCCGAAGGAAATTTAAATTCACTATTTAATGAAGACGAATCTGATACCTGGAGTGTTTCGATAAAATCTCCAGTAGTTATAACCTCTACGATTAGTGAAATTTCTAAATATATAGATTATGATTATTCATATATAGTTGGAGCAAAAACTTTAATGGAAATTTCTTTCATAAAAGAAGTAGAAATGGATTTTCTTAGAGTTTTTCCCGGGGAAAGTAATGGACTACAACTGCTTCAAGTGGCCGTAGAGGCATCAGGCGCCGCAGAAAAAATTTATTCATTAAACTCTAACAATCCGATTTCTGGTTATCAGATTAAAAAAATACTTAATGCTCCGATATTGGTTAATTCAACGGTGGATATAAATATTCCATTAGATAAAATTAAAAAAATTATATTGATTTTTAATCAAGGTACTTATACAAAATCGAATAACCCGCCATTGATAGATGAACTTATTTCTAGATCTTTATCAAAATTTGTCTTAGAATCAAAAAAACAAAGAAAAAATAAATACAGCGTTCTTCAAGATATTGTTATTGAATACTTTAAAAGAGAAGTTTCTATAGACGAACTAAAAAGAAATGATTATTCATATTCAGAATATTATACCTGTAAGTTTCCTATTTATGACAAAAACCACCCTTGCTTTGTTGAGAATAACTTTGATCAAGAAAACAATAGTTTATTGGGAATTGATGACAATAATAAATTATTTACAACTAGTCCATTAACTGTGATGATAAACAATATTGTTTCTCAAGCCCTCGGATCAAAAATGAATGTATTTAAAAACTCTCTTTTTAAAGAAACAAAGTCCGCATATACCGAAAATAGATTATCTCAAATATCTAGTGCGCCATCAGTCATATCTCAAAACTTAAATGACTTAGGTTATAAGGCGTTTGAAAATTCAACAGAACAAACAATTGCTGGCACTTCTTTTAACTCAACGAATTTGTTCAATAATAATTCTTTTTCTCTTAATAATTACGAATATTCTTTTACAATAAAAGAAATTCAATTTGGAAAAATAAACGCCGTAAATCAAACAAATAAATCATACTCTTTATCTAAAGCCTCTTATATAAGCTGCAAGATATCGGTTCCCGGCGATCTTTACGGCATTAAGGGGAAAGTTAACTTAGATAAAAATTTAGAAAAATACAATTCGGCTTCTTTTGATCTACAAAAACCTAACTCTTATGAGCTTTCAATTTCGTTTCAAGATGATCCAGTTAGCGAAAAAGATTGGATACCATTAGCCTTTTATGATTCTAATGAAATTGAATCAGAAATGCTATTTGTTGATCCCCCTACCGCTTCCGCCCAATTGCGCTTTTATCCGCAGGATACTACGGTAAAAGTTTTTGAGAATCAAAAGTTATTACCTAACAATAAATTTACAGTAAATAAGTTTGATAAATTAGTTATTTTAAATGCATTTAATAAAAATTCAGTATATATTGTTAGCTATAAGTTAGACGACATTAACTATTCTCAGCAATACGTTGACGTTTCGGTATTGTCAGACGCCACCAAGCTACTGAATGCAGGAAAAGGGGGCGTAGATGGAGAATTTTTTCAAAAAACAGGATCTGAAAATAAGGTGGTTTTAAAAAATAATCCATACATAAATAGCAGTTATTTGAAAAATGCAACATATAGTTTAACATATGGTACTATACCAGCAGCCGAATACTTCGGGTATAGTCCGGCAGTTGTAAGGTTTGCAGATGGATCGTATGCGATCAATTTAACAAACTATTTAGATGGTAGTTTTGAAAAAGCAAGTTTTTATAATACGGCTGAAATTCTATTTTTTCAAAATGATAAAAATATTATTTTCAATAAATCAATTAATCAACCCTTTAATGTAATATATAGTTATATGAATAATTATTTAAGATTTAGGTTAATAGTAAGAAATAATTTTTCTAATTATTTTTCTAGCGGGTCTGTTGACAATGTTATAGTTAAGATGAAAACTAAGTCTCCCGACATCAACGTTCAAAAATTACTTCAATTAGGTTAACTTATATGGCTCAATTATCAACAGGTACAATTTACTATGATCAAATCATAATAAAAATTCAAGGTTTCATAGCTAAGTATCAAAATAACAAAAGCGCATCTTACTCCGAAATAGCCAAAGAGTACAATACTTTGGTAACAGAAATAAACAAATATGCGGGAACGCAAATTTCAAAATATCAACCAGTTGTCAAAGGTGAGCCACCATCGTCTAAAAAAATAAATAAATTTATTCAATCAGTATCGGATGATTTAAATATTATAGCTAAACAATTAGACTATCAAACCGCTATGTTTGTTTCTACATTTAATTTATTTAATGCGGAAGTTGAGAAAGAGGCAAGATTTATAAATAGAATAAAATCAAAAACAAGTATTCTAAACACATACACCAAGAGCCCTGGAACAGATTTGTTTTACCTTGGTGATTCGTTTGATAATTTAGATTTTATAGATTTAGCTGCCAGTAAAAACTTACCGCTCATAAGTCGGAGGATCAGCTCAGCTTCAATTTAATCAAGTTTCATCTTGGCAGCCAAAATCAATTTCGATTATCGAAAGTAAATCAAATGGTTTTTTGGGCAATAACCATACAGCCTATTCGCTAAAAGACAAAGAATCTATATACAAATATAGCTACGAAGATAATCCTTCTTCTGGTTTATTGTCAAATGTAATTGACAATAATCCTCTGACATATTTTGAGTACGAGGCGATTAACATACCAAAAACACAAATTTTATCTCGTGGAGCAAAAGAATATGAATTTTTTTATTCATACGAAGAAATATCTGGGACTTCTAGAACAATCAAATATAAATCATGGGCAAGTCATAATGAGGCTGAGCCACTCAGATTAGTGCTCAGCATTAAGTCTGATCGACCAGCAAAAGCAAATACTCTTGATATTATTCCATTTTGGGGAACCGATCAAGCACCCGCCGTACAATTAAAAATAACAAAAATAATTGCAATTAATCAAGAAGCAAAAGAAATTAATCTCATCGCCGAACCGATTTATGTTGGGACAAGCATTGTTCCGGTAACAACAGAATCTTCAAAGAATTATTTTTATGACAAAGTTAAGCTAACGTTTCCCGAAGTGACAACTTCTGAAATACAAATACATATGGAGCAGCTTGATTCTTTTTCGGTAAATGTAAAACACATGTATTGGAAGCCGCTTCCTTCATCTGGAAGATTATCTGCTTTAAATACTCAAACTAGATTTGACCCTAGTTCCCTGGCCTCTTTGGGTTTTGGGGAAATACAATATAATACTGCCGATTTAGTGCCGGTCATAACTAAACCAAATCAATACAAAAATCAATCTGACTTAAGCGTTCAGCAGATTAGTGTTACGTATAAAGATCAGGAAAAGTCAGATGTTTATTTAATTTCTTTCCAAAGACAATCCGGTTCGTCTTTAGTAAAAAATTATTATACAAATTCTTTTACCGGTTTTGAAACTCAGGAAAAACAACAAGAAAAAGCGGCTTCCACAAATGTGGATTCTGCCTGGAAAGCTGAAAGCAAAGAGGCAGCTGATAGAATCAAGCTTTATATTCAAGAAAAAATTACTCAGGGTGAGTGGACTGCATCTAATTTTCAAAATTTAAATGTTGAAACAACAAAACAGACGTTCAACCCAAAAACGTACACCACTTCAATTAATCTTAAAAAAGAATATGAAATTTATTCGGCAAAGCGATGGGCAATCGGACTAAGGTCAATTGACATTGGATATCAAACCTATCAATCTAGCGCTTCATTTGTCTCTTCGACTTATGAGTTTTCTTACAATGTAAAAAATTTAACCATATCTGTAGATTCCAAGCTAGATCAAACAGCTATAGCTCAAAATGAAGTACTTTTAAAGTTTTATATTTCTTTGGACGAGGCAAAAAATTGGATTAGAATTTCTCCAATAGAAAATCCTAACACTGGCATACCAGAAATATTGTCTTTCAATGAATTTGTGCAGACGGGACAAAGAATAAAGGGAGTTGGTTATTATAATCAACCAGCTATTCCTTCTGAAACAAAAAGAATAAAAGTAAAAGTAGAAATGTTTAAACCAAAATATGGAAATGTAACTCCAGTAATATATTCCTATAAATTAATAGGAAGAGCAGAGCAGACATGAGTATAGCTAATATACAAAAAGAAAAATTTTTAGATGTAATTTATAGAAACCTATATTCTTCTGGATATATTCCAAAAGAATCAGAAGTATTAGATTTTTTCTCTAAATATTTTTCAGCCTATCAAATTGGTCAACCCCTGCCCATAGATGCAGAAATATTTAGACAACTTTTTGCTAGCAATGTTGATATCTATAATCAAAAAATGCTTTTTACATTATTTAATGTAGAGGTGTTGTATGATGCGGTGCGTGAAAACATTGAAGAAATTATGAGAGTAACAACAGCACTAAATAAAAGACTACAAAATCTTAGAGCAAAAAGAATAGAGTTAGAAAATAAAATAGATGATCTTTTATTCGTGAATCAAAACATAGATGCGATACATGCTTCTTACACCGAAACTTTTGCGACTACGCAGGGGACCGATCTTGGTTTAACGACAGCCTATGTCGACATTGTCAATGGGAAAGTTGGTCTACCATCGCTTAGTTCTGCGGTTTTTGATTTAATATCCGCCAAGAGTGTTGTGGCTAACAACGTCAGCTATTCTTTGTCTTTTAATAAAAGTTCTATACAAACAAATCAATTAATTTCTGATGAGTCATTTTTTCCTTCGGTATTTGATGGATTAGAAAATACAGAATGGGTAAAAAGCTTTTTCTTTGATTCTATAGGGCAGGTGCAATTCTCTTTGAACTTGCCAGTTAGTGCAGGTGTTTTATTGTCAAATATTTCCGGTAAGTTAAACACCATTTCCCCAGTTGATATTTATTGTAGGGTAAACTATGCAGATACAACAAAAACTAATAATATTTCTAGCAAAAAAGCATCAAGGGATTATGATAGGTTTTCGTTTAACTTTCAAGCTGGCGATGTTTTATCTATAGATTTAATTTTAACAAAATCAGAACCGGATTATATAGAGCAGAACAGAAAGGACAAATACGCTTATAGGTTTTCATTTAGGGATATAGCTATATCAGGAAAATACTATGAACGATCTGCAACATATGTAAGTAAACCAATAGCTATTAAAACAAAAGACAACAAAAATCTTGCCATAGACGCCGTATCATTGTCCGTTAGTGAATCCGGCCAAGAAAACGGAAGTATTGCTTATTTTGTTGCACAAGATAATCCCGCCGCTGAATTAATTTCTGATTTTAGCTGGACTCCAATTTCCACTAAAAATAATGCTCTTGCGTCATATCCGAGTATTGTTTCTTTTCAGGGTACAACAATAAAATCAAAAAAAATAGTTAACACGGTTAAAAATGTACAAACAGAAATACAAAAAATACCCCTTGCTACAAAAACCGAAGAACCAAATATTAATAAACAGAATCCAACAATAGATCTATATCCAAATCAATTAATTTATAGAATAGCTGGAATAGACCTAGGCGACAATCCATATGATTCCTATATTCTTACCGGTACTGGAACAGCAAAAGGATATTATATAAATTATACTAACAAAATCTTTAATCAAACTGACGCATTGGGCTTTTGGAATTCCATTATCCAGGGAAAATCGAGCGTAAAACAACTTTATACAATTCCGCCATACAGTGTTGTTAATAATCCTACTTTTTTTGTGGGCCCAAATCTTTCTGCGGTTAGTTTTCTGTTAGAAACGAACGTGTTCTGTTCTTCGGAAAAAACTATTAGACATAACTTTGTTAAAAATGATGATGTTTCAAAAAAGTGGAATATTACCGTGTACGTAAATGGCAAACCAACACACATAATATCGAATCAATCTTCTCAGATGATTGAATGGAATTTTAAGCAGGGCACTAACGTGATTAAAGTTCTAATAGATGCAGAAGAAAATACCAATGGATCAATAACGTTGATGGAGGGAAAGACATTGGCCAATTATGGTTTGGTATATCTAGACTATTATAGTTACGTAGATCCACTAGAATTTAAAAAGAATAGATCTAGATATGATTATGTATTTACTATAGAAAACTTCTTTGGAAACAAAGAGATCTTCAGTAGGACCGATATAAGATCAAATTCCAGAATATTCTATTATACAAATAATTTAAATAAAGTTGAAGCGATTAGGGTAAGGGCCGATATAGCAAGGTCGCAAAATCCTATAGGATCACCAAGTATTGATTCATTTACTTTAAAGTTTAAAAACAACCGACAATTAGAAGATCAAGAGTTAGGATAAAATTATGACAATAACCTATCAAGATCCAAATAAGAAGAAAATAATAAGACAACCCTTATTAAAAAGAGTTCGTTCTTTTTATAGGAGCGCACGCAAAAGTGGTCAAGAAAATCTTTTTTATCAGAAAATATACATGGATATGAGTAGAATATACATAGAGCTAGAGTTAATAAATACTAGAATATTTAATAGGGTAAAATCTATAGTTGGGGCCGAAACATCTAATATGCACCAAGAAGATACCCTGTCTGATTCTGGGTATTTTGGAGCAAAATACTATGATTTGGCTCAGGATTCTGTTACTCTTTTTTATGCCGGAATCGATCCAAGTCCGTTACCATTAGCAAGTGAGCATAAGACTCAATTGTATACTACTAATTCTATTGCCGCAAAATTATCAAATTTAAATTTTAAAATTAATCAACTAGAAAGACGAGCAAAGTAATATGTCAGATATCTTAAATTCAGAAAATAGAACCGTTCAGTACAACGGCCCTGTTAATAGTGCCGATTTTAACCTGCGAGTAGAACAAAACTATAGAGACCTAGTGCATTTATATAATCGATCAGGTATTTTAGATCAAAAACTCTCAGAAGCTTTTGAAAGAGTGTTAAAGGATCATCACTTTTTATCGATGGCTGTTCTAGATCTTGAAGATAGGGTTAAGGCTTTGGAATATGATTCGGAACCTGGATACAAAAAGATGTCCATTTATACATATTCTCAAATAGATGTTGGTTCTTTTGTTAACGACCCCACCTTTGCTATAAGCAGTACTGATGTGCTTAGTTTTGATTATATATACAATATAATTACATTACCCAAATTGCAGGGTTCGTCACAATCAAAACTAAAATTTTTTGATTCGGCTGGAGCTCAAGTTATTCCAGACTTTTTGGAGGCAAAAGTAGAGAATACCTTTATTGGCGTTGATACAACCGGATCCTTAATAGACACAACTCCAATATATTATTCGTTTTTAGAATCATCAGATAAGTTTTGGAAGAGAAATGTAATTGTAGATACTCCATCATCGGCTGGTGCTCAAATATATCTATATGTAAAAATACCTTCGTCTTTTTCTGGTTCGGCTGCAAGTAATTTTGTTTCGTTAATTCCCTATCCCATATTCGGTGTGGACATTATTTCGATAGAGTATACTTCAGACGCTAATCCAAACTTAAATACAAATGATAAATGGACTCCATTAAATTTTAATAGATTATATAACAATCAGGCAGAAGCGGTTGGCAAAGTTCCACCAGGGGGATGGTCTACCGTTGGTGGTGACATTATACTAAATGCTGGTCCTGTTGGATTTTACTTTCCGTCAATTGAAATAAATGCACTTAGGATTGCCCTGAGGCAAAGAAGTTATACAACAGAACACGATAAATGCGTTTATACTTACGGATTGTCAGATATGGATGTTAGATCTCAAAAGTGTCTTGATAGCGGAAAAACAATAATTAAGTTTACTGCTCCAAATAGTGAAACAATACTGAGCGTAGAAGAGGTAATACCCAAAATTTACAACGTTCCAGAAGAGCTGATCTCTACAGCATTTAATTATAGGGTTATATATAGGCAGGGGTCTTCGTATACCCTAGATCCAGTTCCTGGTTCAACCTCGGTGTGGATTGAGGTAACTTTAAATAAGCTTGGTGACGGGACTGCTCCGGTTTTGTCTGATTTAATTATAAATTATACTTAATTTTAAAAGTGCAAAAGACCTATTTCTTTTTACTATATAAGAAAACTAATCTAAGGAGATAATACATATGGCTACATTTTATGTTGGTCCAAGACCCGTTTTAAGGGGCAGATCTTCTTCTGGAATGGTCAACCCGTATAAGGGCACGGTGGGAAAATATTCTTTTTACCCCCTATTTGCGGACAGCCATGTTCTAGATGGAGCACCAGATAATAATTACGTTCCTGGGTCTGGTAGACATCCTGGCAATGTTCTTTTGTCACAAATATTTAACGGAACTACACTTTACGTACATCCTTTATCGGGTACGTTAAAGAACGGAGTTGGTTATGATGGGGCCCGTTTTAGGCCACACACCTACAAGGGTGTACTTAGCGCGTTTACATCTGGATATGGTCATGCAGACAGAGAAACCAACTATAGTCTCTACAGCAACTATGTATTCGACGGTGTAACTGCGGCAGGCGTTTTCCCATCTGGATATGGTCACGCTAACCGCATTACGGATTATAGCCTGTATGACAATTATACTCCAGATGGCGTACCCAGCTCAACGATATTCACGTCTGGCTATGGTCAAGCTAATACATCATCGGAATATGGTAGAAATAAAGTTGGAGAACATAAAGGAGTTCCTTCTTCAAAAGTTCTGTAATTTGATCAAAAATCATACACATAACAGTTCCCACTGGTATAATACTAGTGAGGAAATAAATACAAATAGTATTTGTCCCGCCTCCTAAGGGCGGGATTGTTATTTTAGGGCTAGATATATAGGTTTATTCAATTTTCAGTAGATTTAATAAGGATTATGTAGATGATGTTAGAACAAATGATATCAGTCGTTGAGCAGAACGCTTTGCCCATCGACGTTGCAGAAAAGTATTTAAACATTTATATAGGTGAAGCTGATTGGAAAACACACATAGCAAAATTATGGACGAATTTTGAGAATAAGAATAAAAACGTAGACATGAGCAAGGAAGACATTAAAAAAGCGATTTCGTGTACCACACTTCTTCCCACAATAGAAAAAACAAACATACCGGACCCAGTTCATTTAATGTTATTTTGGTGTCCAACATGGAATCAGTACAGGGAAAAAGATTGGTTTTCTTTATTTAAAGACGTAGTAAAGAAAGACATTGAAATACAAAAAAATCATAATCAACTTCTTTCTTATGGTGTTATAGATCCGATAGATTATTCCCCAATCACCAGACAGGCTTATAATTGGCTGTATTCTCGCTCCGAAAACAGCGGCGCAATCAATGACAAGAATAGGAGGACAGTTTCAAAAAAAATGCAGAACCTAATAAGAATATATGGTGGAGCAGTAGTATCAAATTTGTTTACTAATCATACAAATTCAATTGACAAAGTTTTTAATTGGAGAAGTGGTTATTTCTTTGAAAGAGAAATATATAATGTATATACATTTGATCAAATAAAGAAAATAAAATCTAAAGAAATAGAAAAACTTAATCCAAAATTTGTTAAAGTATTAGCATTAAATTAAAGGGGAACACAATGATAGAAGAAGTTGAAAACGGAAATCCAAATCTAGTTCCAGTAATAACAGCAGTTTCTATGTTTTCTTTTAAAATTAACGAGGATTTTGTTCAAACATATAACTCTAAAGAATCTCCGTTTGGGTATAAAGACGCTGGCGGCAACAGTGTCGGCGAAATAACTTTTTTAAGAACATATAGTAGGTTAAAGGAACACGGCTCAAAAGAAACGTGGGTTGACGTTTGTGAGCGAGTAATAAATGGAACTTACTCACTGCAAAAAGATCACTGCAAAAAGAACAGACTACCGTGGAACGACGCCAAAGCGCAAGCAAGCGCCAAAGAGGCCTTTGATCGACTATTTAATTTAAAGTGGACACCCCCCCGGTCGTGGATTGTGGGCCATGGGTACAAATATAGTTAATATTCAAAAAAATTCGGCGGCTCTTCAAAACTGCGCATTTGTTTCCACCGCTGAAATGACAAAATTAAATCCGGCTAGGCCTTTTGCCTTCTTGATGGAAGCGTCAATGCTTGGCGTTGGTGTTGGATTTGATAATCGAGGGGCGGATAAGGATTTTTATATTTATGAACCAAGCGAAGAAAATATTACCTATATCATTCCCGACACCAGAGAGGGCTGGGTTGAGTCTCTTACACTTCTTTTAAATTCATATCTAAAAGAAAATCAATCAAAGTATTCTTTTGATTATTCGCAGATAAGACCATCTGGCACTCCCATTAAAACATTTGGTGGAATCGCAGCCGGTCATGAACCACTACTGAAACTGCATAAATATATTGATAAAATATTTCATGGTAGAGCGGGATCTAAATTAACCAAAGTGGATATAGCTGATATAGGTAATCTAATCGGCGTTTGTGTTGTTTCTGGAAACGTGCGTCGTTCGGCGGAACTTTTAATAGGACGTCTAGACGATCAAGATTTTTTAAACCTAAAAAATAAAGACAAATATCCAGAACGCAATTCTTATGATGCGGCTGCGCCGGGTTGGGGTTGGATGTCTAATAATTCGGTTGAGATTGAAGTTGGAGCAGATTTGAGTGCAATTATTGATGGCATCTCCCTAAATGGTGAGCCTGGTGTTATCTGGATGGATGTTTCTAGAGAATATGGAAGATTAATTGATCCGCCAAACAACAAAGATCACAGAGTTGCCGGGTATAATCCTTGCGCCGAACAATCGCTCGAATCATACGAGTGCTGCACGCTGGTTGAAACATATTTGGGCAGACACCAGTCCCTAGAAGATTATAAAAGAACGTTAAAGTTTGCATATTTGTACGCAAAAACAGTTACCCTTCTTCCGACTCATTGGGAAGAAACAAACGCCATTATGCAGAGAAATAGAAGAATAGGAACTTCAATGTCTGGAGTTGCAGATTTTGCAGATCGCTTGGGCATGCCGATTCTTAAAGAGTGGATGAATCAAGGATATAAAACAATTCAAAGGTACGACAACGTTTACTCGGAGTGGTTAGGGGTTCGTGAGTCAATTAAAATGACAACAGTAAAACCATCTGGAACTGTTTCTATTTTAGCCGGAGAGTCACCAGGGGTCCACTGGACTCCGGGCGGAAAGTTTTTTAACAGAACAATTCGCTTTTCAAACGAAGACCCAATGCTTTCACTTTTCAAGACGGCAAATTATAGAGTCGAAGTAGCGGCGGAGTCGCCCGACACTACGTCTGTTGTTTACTTCCCAATCAAATCGAATGCCGTAAGATCTGAAAAAGATGTAACCATTTTTGAAAAGATTGCACTTGCAACTACAGCACAGAGATATTGGTCAGACAATTCGGTTTCAGTTACCGTATCTTTTAATAGGGATACAGAAGCTCGACACATCGGTACAGTACTCCACATGCACGATGGGCAGCTTAAAACTGTTTCTTTTCTTCCGAGCGGAAATGATATCTATCCCCAAATGCCGTATATTCAAATTAGCGAAGAGGAATATATAAATCAAACAGAAAAACTATTTCCGATTGATTTAAGTGAAGTTTATGCTGGTATGGCAGCCGATGCAATGGGCGAACGTTACTGCACTACTGATTTTTGTGAAGTTAAACTTATAAAAGACAGTACATAAATAATATGAATCATGATCGGCAATAGTGAAGAGTATATCAATAAGGCGTTTAGGGAAATAGCCTCTAGGTTTGATTATAAAAATATAAAAGACATTAATCAAATGAGCGCTAGCAGATATATTGAATTTTGCAATGACCTAAATGCAGAGCTTATTACCGCTATTCAGGAGATAAATATTATTATAAAAAATTTATTTGAATACAAACATGAGTATTGTGAAATTCCCGGAGATATAAATAATTTACTTCGATCTTTATATAAAAGAGCTGGAGAATTCAACAATTATATGCTAGACTTAATGGAGAAAGATTATTTAAATTTACCAGAGGAAGAATAGTGGAAGAAAATAAAGATATTATATATGTTTTGGGAGATGGATATGTCAGACTCGTTGATTGCATGGGGAATGACTTGTCAATTGTTAATGCGGCAAGAACCTCTTTTGCAAAAGAGTCACAAGAGCTTTCAGCAAAAGACGCACGACTTATTGATTTTTTAATACGAGAAAATCATATGTCACCCTTTAGGCACGCCTTTATGACTTTTGAAATCAAAGCCCCACTAATGGTTGCGAGACAGCACTGGAAATATGTTGTGGGGTCTGATCATACCATGGATTCTTGGAATGAATCATCTAGAAGATACATAACAATGGATCCAGAATTTTATGTTCCAAAAGCCCATCAGTGGCGAACAGCATCAGAAGATAAAAAACAGGGTTCTGGAGGGCCGATAGGCCCATGGCAAGGCGCTCTGCTAACCGATGAACTTAATAAATACATTAAACAGGGCGAAGCTTTATATAATATGGCCTTAGAACAGGGCGTGGCACCAGAGCAGGCTAGGTTATTCTTGCCCGCCTATGGTATGCAGATTATTTACAGGTGGTCATGCAGTGTTCAGTCTGTGTGTCTTTTTTTGACTCAAAGATTAGCAGAAGATTCTCAAGTAGAAATACGAGAATACGCAGAAGCGGTTCGCGTCTTTGCAGAGCAAAAATTTCCAGTTACAATTAGTAGATTGATTAGTTAATATGATTTTAAATTTGGTTAAAATATTTTTATTTATGATATTTTTTAATTGGACAATCAGCATGCACCTAGTAAATACTAGGGTAAATAATAAATCTCAAAAAATAAACACAGTTTTATTTGCGCTTTTGCTTAGTTTAGCAGCTGGGATTGTGATAATATTATAGCATTATGCCGGCCTCAAAATTAAATTATATTGTCGTATATAAAAATCATAGTCAAGTCTATGGTTGTTCTTCCAAAAAGATAGCTATAGAATCTCCTCCGCCAGATGGATATACGGAAGATGATAAAAGAATTTTGTTTGCGTCTTTTGAACCAGATACGGATAATCTTTGCGTCTATCTTGTATCCAAAGACGATATCTTCGAAGAAGAAACGGAAATAAAAAAGAATAAAAAGAAAGTACAAAAAAATGAGTAAGAAAACAAATAAAAAAAAGAAACAAGGAATAAAACTTGAGTCCGGTCAATCTTATATGATAGAAGACCTAGAGATCTTTATGCATATTCAAAAAACATACGCTTCGTTACTTTGCGGCCATGTGTCGCAAGAAGACAGGGTACTATGCACTAGGGTGTTATCTGCTATTGGTTCTGCAATAAAAAATGTGCACATTACACCGGAGGATGATCCCGATGAAAACTACTGGAATTAAGTACTTGGCGGCCGCCGCACTGGTTTCTATTTTTTTTTATGTTTTTTGGAAAAGAAACAGAAACCCCTTCCCGCAATTTGATTATTTCTCCAATGTACAAAATTATAAACCGTATAATTCCTTTATAGAACACTACGATGTTAAAAATGTTCAAGATGCTTATAACAAATATCAAAAATATTTAGATTTTGGCATGAGCGCAGATAATGCATTTAAAAGTGTGATAGAAAATAAATTTAGAAAAAATGATTGACCTCTGCGTTGTAAATCACAATACCAGTTCAATGCTCGAACGCCTCTTCGATCATTTGCACAAAGGCCTTTCGATAGCCAATAAATTTTGGAAGCTTTATTTAGCAGACAATGGTTCAACCGATAACACAATTGGGTGGCTAAAAGACAAAAGTTCTCAATATCAAATAGATGGACTCTGTTTAAATAATAATATAGGTTATTCCGCCGCCTGCAATCAATTGGCCGCAAAAGGGTTTAGTGAAATTATTGGGTTTTTAAATGCAGACGTTTGGCTAACCAATAATGATGTACATAATATAAAAAACATTTTTGACAGCGATCAAACAATACACATATTGGGGCCCAAACAAAGGGATGAATATGGTCTTATAAGGCATGCCGGAATTATTGGAAGCAACACCGCCCCAAAGCACAGGGGGTGGATGGAGCCCGATATAAGCGACCGTCTTTATAGGGATAGAATAAAGTGCATTACCGTTTCTGGATCGGCGTATTTTATTAGAAGATATGTTTGGAACACTCTTACCTACAATCAGCAGTACAGACAGTTGGTACCCAACGCCGTGGGAGCTTTTCTGCCTACGCCTCATTACTACGAGGAAACCTGGTGTTCATATTTTGCTAGACATTTAGGCTATAATGTAGTGTATGATGGTTCTGTGTCTATTGGTCATAGTTGGCATGCCTCTTCTCCTAAGCCGGGAGAGGGTTATAGCCAAGCTGATGCGCAGTTTAAAGTCAGTCAATCAATATTTCGCAGTGCATGCGATCAACTAGGAATAGAAAGAGATTAATATGTCAGATAAATTAAATCCATGGATATATAATGCAGAAGTTAAGAAGGTGGTTGATGGCGATACATTTGATATCGTTATTGATCTTGGTTTTGATATCCTTAGAAAAGGCAGGGTCCGTCTTTATGGGGTAAATACTCCAGAGAGTCGCACAAAAGATGTGGCTGAAAAACAAAAAGGTTTGGCCGCAAAAGAGTTTACTGATCGATGGTTGATTCGAGCAAAACACAAGGTTAAGATAGAGACTATTCTAGATAAAAATGAAAAATACGGTAGAGTTTTAGCTAAGGTTTGGGATGAAGATGGTAACTGCCTAAATACAGATATTGTTTCTGCGGGTCTGGCTAGAGAATACTATGGTGTTGGAGATAAAACCTGGTCAGAATTTAAATAATATAGGGTGATTTTTTAGATTTTTTGTTGAAAAATTGTTGGTTTAAGTTGATTTTTCCCGATTGAATGAGTATAATATCTATTTGTAATTAACCACTCCAATCATAAAGGAAAAAATATGGCAGAAAATAAATTCAATTACTTCGAGGTTACGACTTCATTCCTTGTTAAAGCAAAGAATAAGTCAGAAGCAGAGAAGGTCGCCCTTGGACGCAAAAACGTTAAGGGTGAAATTCTTTCCACGAACATAGACGTAGAGAGAATCTCTGCGGTAGATGTTAGGGAGATGCTGGAAATCTAGTAGTTAACCACTAGGGGGAGAGCGCTGTTGGTGTGATCAGCGCTCTCTCCTTCTTTATTTAGGGAAATTTTATGAATACGAAAATTTATGCCCAAGTAGTTGGCAGAGATGAACAGGGTAGATTTTTAGAGGAAGTCTTAAGAAGATTATCTTCTCAGGTTGATAATATTATTTTTACTGATGATTGTTCTGAGGATAATACTCCATTTTTGGCGAGCCAGTACTGTATAACCTATCAAACCCCAGAACCGCTTTTTGCAAAACATGAAGGGCAGCTACGCGCTTTTGCCTGGGGTAATCTTTGTGAACACGCAAAAGTCGGCGACTGGATTATCGCCATTGATTGCGACGAAATGCTGTATATAAAAGACGATCTTTCTAGCTTAAATATTAAAAGTATTTTAGATAATTCTGAATACGATGTTGTAAATGTTAAATTTTATCATATGTGGAATGAAAAACAGTATAGGCAAGATAAATTATGGGCTCCAAATAATAGTTTAAGAATTTTTAGATTTAAACAAAATGGTGGTTTTTTAAATAAACGACTTGCCTGTGGTTCAGAACCATCATATGTTGCGGATTGGGTAAGAGAACGAAATTATTGGTTAAATTCTGGTTTAATAATGAAACACTTAGGATATCAAAGAGATGAAGACAAAATATTAAAATATAAAAGGTATTTAACAATAGATAAGGGTGAATTTCACAATATAAAACATATACAATCAATAATGGATCAAAATCCAACACTAATTAATTGGGGAAATTTTGGAGTATAATATGAAAAATAAAATTAAAATAGCAAGTCAAATACAAACCATTCAAACTCTTACAAAAAAAATGCTAGGCAGAAGCAAATACGCTTACGTGTCCTTTCCCAAGACAGCGTTGTTGGCTATGAGTTCGCCGGATGGAAAATCTATACCTTCAGATTTTATACAGGAGATTAATAGGTCTTTTTCAATAAAAGACCCAGCCTATATGAAGGCGGTTCCTTCTTCATTTGTTTATTCGGCGGAGAAAGACAGTGAATTAGATTTGTCAATCTTCAAAGATGATTCTATTTATTTTAATTCATTTACATTAGAAAACTATTATCATTCCAACGAGTTTATATTTAATTCATTTGTTGAGTTTTATATTAAAAATACTTCATTTAGTATTGTTTCATTCAACGATAAGAAGTATATAGCTAAATTATTGGGTTTTCCAGTAGCCTACATATATGCGCCGTACAATAATTATTACGATAAGCTTGATGAAATATGCGATTCTTTAGATAAGATTAAAGATAAAAGCGACACAGTTATATTAGACTGTCCGATTCTTTCGGCTGGTTTGGCTCATAAAATTTGGGATAGATTTGATTTGTCTATTCTTGATTTGGGAAAAATAGTAAGTTTTTCAAGAATTAAGTCTTTAGATAGGACAAAACTTAATGATAAAAAGGCATATAAAAACTGATAAAGAAGATGATCTTTTTCTTATAGATTTATTATTTGATTCAAATTTAACTTTATCAGAAATAGCAAAAGAAATTAATTTATCTTATAATAGTTTAAATAAAAAAATATCTTCCCTTGGTCTTAATTGGATAAAAGAACAAAAGAAAAAATCATCCAGAGGTCAATCTGCCCTAACGCATGTGGTGAAGAAACTTTTGCCTGGGCAGAAAATCATTAACGAATATCACATTGGCGACAGATTGAAGCTCGATGTGTATTGTCCTGCATATAAAATTGCAGCGGAATTTCATGGAAGACAGCACTTTTATTATACGCAAAGATTCTACGAATCAAAATATGACTTTGATCAGGCTGTTGAAAGAGACAAAAAGAAAGCGGAAAAATGTGAAGAACTCGGAATAGTTTTTATTGTTTTTAGATATAACGATCTGCTTACAGAAGAAGCGGTATATGATAGAATAATGCAGGCGATACGCAACGCAAAACCCGAAGTGGGGCAGAAGTCAAAAAAGAGAAGTATAAAAAATAATAAATACTATCAAGAACAGAAAAAAAAATATAATAAAAGAAAAAAGGAAATGTATCAAAAAATGAAAAACAAAAAGAAGTATCATGACAGATAGTTCACTGATACAAGCTTCTAACGATTTGTATCCAATTGAATACCAGATATTTGCGTTGTCTTTTAGACAGCCGGGAGCAATATCTTTCTTTAAAAACAATTTGCAGACAGATATGGTTGGCCTATTGGGGGGTCAAAATGGAATAAATGAGTTTTATAAATCTCTAATTGCCTATTCCACATTTACTGAGCTAGATATAGTTGATCCAGTTGCATTTCAAATCTGGATGCAGACAGAAAGCGATTTGTATGAGGCGTTAAACGGTCAGCCCGGCGTAGAGTTAATAATGGGCGTTTTAAATAAAATGGAACTTTCTACGCCAGAAGCAGTCACGAAAGTTATAAAACATAAGCATAATAAAATTAAACAAAAAAACCTGCTAAAAGAGTTGGAGTTTATTTTAAGTCAAAAAGGACTTAAGTCTGAAGAAGATTTGTCTAAGATGACATCTTTGGCTATAGAGATAACAACTTTAGAAAACCAAATCAACTATAATCCCTATGATGGTGTGGTAACGGCTAAGGAAATTATAGAAAAAATAGATTCTTTATTGGATACTCCAGATTTTTTACCAACACAATATAAATCTCTCAATAGGGCCATGGGATATACAAATGATGGAGGCTTTTATAGGGGGTCCGTGCATGCAATTATTGCGGCTTCAGGCAAGGGTAAGAGCACATTTGCCAAATGTCTTGTAAATAATTGGCTAGACAATGGCTACAAAACTTTATATATTAATTTTGAAGAGGCTAGAAGTCATTGGGAAAAAATATTAATGACACAAGTAATAGGCAGAAACGTTTACGCAGAGGTTAATAACTGGAATGAGGACGATAAGAAAAAATATATGTCTTTATTTATGAGCAAACTTTTGCAGTGGGGTGACCGTCTTATGGTCAAGCATGACCCGGATACTCCGTATTTTGAAGATCTTGAAAAATGGTTAAGAGAAATTCTCCTGCAAAATGAAGATATTCCAGATGTTATTGTGATAGATACCATACAGTCTATGTTTACTAGATCAAGGGGAAGAGCTAGATGGGGTGAGTTTGAGGAGATGATGGTTCGCCTAGAAAAGCTCGCAAGAGACATGAACTGCGTGCTTATAATTACGGCTCAAGAAAATGCTAATAGAATGAAAGAAAGAAGAGAGGTCGTTATGCAGTCGGATACTGGTGGGTCTTTGGCTATTCAGCAGAAGTGTGCAGTGACTATATTCATTACGGAGAAAAAACTTATTAGTGGAGATGATTCTGAAGATGAAAATATTATGCAGCTTCAAATACCCAAGAATAGAATAACGGGTTCTACTTTTTCCTATGAGCCACCACTTGTAAAATATGTGGATTCCAAAAAGACATATGAAGAATATGAAATGGTCACCTCAGCATCTTACGATGCTTCATCGATACTAGATGACCTACTAAATAATGGAGATTTTTCATAATGAAATTAATTAATATACAATCTATTAAAGATTATCAAACATGCGCCTTATTGTACAAATATAGACACGAGGATAATTTATCAGAAAAAATTCACGCTAGGGATTTTATTTCCGAAAGATTTGAAAACACCATAAAGGAAATTATTTATTATTTTTTTTATAAAAAACAGGGAGGATATGCTCCTTCATATGCGTCTTTATTAAATAGATGGGAGAAATTATGGTTTGCTAGTGATATTTCTGATTACGATATTATTACCGAAAAACACGAAAGTGCGTACGGAAACAATGCCAGCTTAACGACTAGGGCAGCCGCCTTACTTCTTTCTTTTCATAAAAATTTTAGTCATCAAGACTATATACCAATATCAATTAATGAAGAATGCGTAGTTCCTCTTGGGAAAAGGGTTAAGATAAAATATATTTTTGATGTTATTTTGATTAAGAACAAAAAATGTTACGTAATTAAATTTTTATTTAATTATAAAGACAGTCATCAAAACATGTATGAGGTAGACTTTGCCGCAATGAAACACGCATACTTATTTAAAAATCCTACCAGGATTCAACAAACAAAATTTGGTTATATTGACTTTGTTCAACCAAAAATATCTTTTCAAGAATTTGATATACAAGAGGAGGACCTTATGGCACTAGAATTTTGGGCAGAGGAAATAGTTGATGAACAGTCTTTTGTCCCAAGAAGAGGTCTTACTTGGTACTGTAAAAAGTGCCCATTTGATAAGCCGTGCTCAAAGTGGAAGGGGTGGAAAAATGTCAAAAAGGCGTGAAAAAGGAAGACTTGGAATTTTATTTACAAATGAATTAACTGATAAAATAAACTATATGAGTAATTTAACGGGATTTTTTGATCCAGCTAAATTTATTTACTATCTTATAGACAAAGAGTATGAAACCTTAATTAACAAATATGATTTTGGTTTTGATGGAGATAAAAAATGAAAAAATCTATACTAGATAAACTTTTGGATGAAGATATTTTTTTAAAAGAAAATAAAGAAGAGGATAAAATTCTCTCCCCCCTTTTAGGGGAGATCAATTTAATTTCATCAGTTCATATAAAAAATTTTGTTAGATCTGTTCTTTTAAAATGTGAAGATTTTTGGATTATTCCTTCTAGTTTTTCTAAAAAATATCATCCCATTGATGAACATGGTCAGGGTGGGAATGTTCTTCACACTCAAAGGGCGGTTCGAGCTGCAAAAATACTATGCGCATCGTATAGTTTAGAAATAGAAGATAGTGATTTGGTTTATGCCGCACTGCTATTGCACGACATAACCAAGGGTATAAAGGGGGGGGAAAGCAATTCGCATGTTTATGATCCTTTTCATCCATATACTGTAGAAAAATTTGTTTCGTGGTGTATTGAAGAGGATAAAAAATATTCTTCAGAAGCTTCTTCTACAACCCTGTACATTGATGGTAAAACGGTTCAAGATATAATGAGGCTTATTAGATGTCATCTTGGTCCATGGTCTCCCATTCCAGAGACAATACCGGGAACTCATCTGGAAATGATAGTTCATCTTGCGGATAATATATCTTCAAAACTTCACATGATAGTTGATGGCGAAACTATAATTGAGCATAGGTGGAAACCAGATGACAAGAAATCAAAATAACGTTCTGCAAAAGCGATTACTGTTACTAAGCTCATTAGAACTATATATTAATGAATCAGTTTATTATAGATCTTACAGTGGAGAAATGAATCCTGCCCGTAAATATACTGTATGGAATTACAACGAAAAGATTGGGAAGGTTTCTATTAAATGAAACTTTCAAATGATGAAACAAAGTTTCTTAATCAATGGAAATATGTAGAGGTAGCCAGATATGTGCCGTCTCTTGACAGGGTTATAAGAGACAAGGTGGGTGATAATCCAGTATTTTATGATATGAATAATATTGATGAGTATAGAAAACTGCACAATAATATCGGTTTATATACCTCCGTTTGGCATTACAACTCAAAAGAGATAGATAAATGCAGTAGATTGGGTTCGCTTTATTTCGATTTAGATAACGAAGATATAAATAAATGTCATAAAGAAGTTATATTTCTGCATAATTATTTAATAAAATTTATTCCCGAGCAATCTGTTGTTGTATATTTTACTGGTAAAAAAGGTTTTCATATTGAATGTGAGGCTGTGGCTTTAGGAATTAATCCAACAAATGAACTTCCCAAAATATTTAGGTACATTGCAACAAAAATAAAAGAAAAATACTTAATAGAATCTTTAGACTTTGCGGTTTATGACATGAGGAGAATGTGGCGTTTACCCGGATCTAAGCATCAGTCTACTGGTTTATATAAAAACATTATTCCTAAAGAGATTTTAAATTCAAATATAGATTCTATAATTTCTTATTGTTCTATTCAAAGAAAGAATACTGTTGAGGAGCAACATTTTTCGCTATCTGCCAATGAGTGGTATAGGCAATTCACATATCAGATGGAAGAAGAAAAAACAAAACCAAAAGACTTTCTAGAATCATTTAATAAGTATGGTTCAAGTAAGTTAAAAGCTTTTAGCGAAAAACAAAAGTCATTTGAAAAAGAAAATTTATGGAAAAATTGTCCCGCAATAAAGAGGTTGCATGAACAAGCTATAAATAATAAAGGATTAGAACATGAGGCAAGGTTGTTTTTGTGTTCTATATTAACTTATAATATAGATTCTATTAAATATTTGCATGAAATACTTAGTAATTGTGATGATTATAATTTTGAAAAATCTACCGGACACATTAATGACTGGATTAGAAGAAGAGAGTTGGGTATTGGCGGCAGGCCGTATACGTGTGACAGAGCCAACGCCGTAGGGGTTGGGTGTGGAAATTGTGCTTTGGAAAAAAAGAATAAGTGGGTTAGAATAGGTGATAAACTTTTTGAAACAAACGAGCAGTCTTCACCTTCTCCGGTTCGATTTGCCTACAAAACTATAAGGGATACAAATGTCAGACGATGATGTAATTGGTCTTTGTTCTGACTGCGGTACTGAGCAGTCTGATAGGTCGATGTATGCCAGTCCGTTTGCCCAAGCCGGAAAACCTTCAGTGTGTAGGTATTGTGCGGGGGTTGTAATTGTCTGTTACAGAAAAGATAAACAAAAAGTGTTAGATGATATTAAAAGACAAAGAGGAATTCAGTGAAAAATTGGACTAATTTACACAATCATACAGTTTTTTCTATGCTAGATGGACACGGTGATATAGGAAAATATTTAGATAGAGCTAAGTCGCTTGGTATGTCGGGTCTAGCTACAACGGATCATGGCAATATACATTCATGGCCTGACTTTTACGATACCGCCACCGCTGTTGGTATTAAACCGATTCTTCGGAAGTGAATTTTATCAAGCTAGAAAAACCAGATTTGATAAGGATGAAGAGGAGAGGTCTGGTCCATCTAAAAACGAGTGGGAACAAAGGGGTCCGTATCATATAACAATACTGGCAAAAAATAATGTTGGTTATCATAATATTATTAAAATGTCCTCTAAATCTTTCTTGGAAGGATATTACGTAAAACCTAGATTGGATCATGATTTAATCTCTCAATATTCTGAAGAAATTATTGTTTTATCTGGCTGTCTAAACAGCGAGGTTTGTCAAGCACTTCTAAGAAATGATTATAGTTTTGCCCTAGAGGCCGCATACAAAATGCAAAGCATTGTAGGTAAAGAAAACTATTTTATAGAAATACAAGATCACGGTATAACAGAACAGAGAAAAATTTTAAATAAACTTTTAGACATAGCAAAAGTAATTGGCGCCAAGGTAGTACCAACTAACGATTGTCATTACGTGCATCAGCACGATGCTAGGGCGCACGACATAATGCTATGTGTGGCCACCAACTCTAATGTATATACTCCCAATAGATTTTCTTTTTTGGGTGATAATTTTTATTTAAAATCTTATCAAGATATGGAGATGTTATTCAACGCTGATTGGTTAAAAAATACTATGTCAGTTTGTGATATGATTGATGTAAACTTAAAATTTGGGGAAATTCACTTTCCAAATTTTCCAATTCCAACAAATGAAACATCAACTCAATATTTTGAGCGATTAGCTTGGGACGGACTACGAAATAGATATGGTAATGAACTTTCTGAAGCCATTATTCAGCGAGCAAATCATGAGATAAAAGTTGTAAAAGATATGGGATTTCCAGAATACTTTTTGGTTGTGTCCGACCTTGTCAGATGGGCTAAATTAAATAATATAAGGGTTGGATGGGGCAGGGGCTCTGCAGCTGGCAGCGTTTTGTCATATGCTTTTGATATTACAAATCTTGATCCAATTAAGTTTGGTTTATTATTTGAAAGATTTTTAGTTGAAGGAAGAAAATCAATGCCCGATATTGATCTTGACTTTGACGATAGGCATAGGGATAAGGTTATTGAATACGCTAGATTTAAATACGGCGATGATCGAGTAGCGCATATTTGCACATTTAATAGAACTGGCGCCAGACAGTCCATTAGAGACGCCGCTAGGGCTCTTGGTTACGATTTTTCCGCCGGCGATAAAGTGGCTAAGCTTATTCCACCACCCGTACTGGGTATTTCAAAAGATTTAAGCGAATGCATGGGGGTGCAGGAGTTTTCTTCGATTTATACAAAAGATTCACAGGCAAAAGAAATTATAGACGCAGCGTTTGGATTAGAAAATCTAGTGAGACAAACTGGCATACACGCAGCCGGAGTCGTTATATCGCGTAACCCCCTAATGGATTATTTACCGATAATGCAAAAGGGTATAGATAAGCCAGTTGTAACCCAATGGGACATGAGTAGGGTTGAGCAGTGCGGCCTGCTTAAAATAGATTTTCTTGGGTTAAGAAATCTTGGGGTTATCGATATCTGTCTTGATTTAGTTAAAAACAGAAGAGGAATCGATATCGACATCAATAAAACCGTATTAGACGATAAGCGCACCTTTGATATGCTGTGTAGGGGGCAGGCTATGGGTGTTTTCCAGCTTGAATCAAGGAGCATGCGAGATATGATGGTTCAGCTTCAGCCTAAAACCATAGAAGATATTATGGCATTAATATCCCTACACAGGCCTGGTCCTATGGGTTCTGGAATGGATAAGCTTTACATTGATAGAAAACATGGAAGGTCTCAAATTTTGTATGATCATCCAAAGTTAGAGAAAGTTCTTGGATCATCATTGGGCATCATGCTGTACCAGGAAGATGTATTGGGGGTGTCCAGAGAGCTCGCCGGCTTTTCTTCCGCTGAGGCTGATGATTTAAGAAAAGTTATTGGCAAAAAACTTATGGATAAGATAGCTTTATTTAGACACAAATTCGTAAGGGGATGTGAATCGCATTCTAATTTAAATAAAAAAATAGCTAATAAAATCTATTCGGATATTGAATACTTTGGTGGTTATGGCTTTAACAGGGCGCATGCCGCTAGTTATGCAATGGTTTCGTATATAACCGCTTATCTTAAGGCTCACTTTACTGCAGAGTATATGGCCGCTTTAATGTCCTCTGTGGTTGGAAATAAAGATAAATTAGCCGCTTATTTGTCTGATTGTAAGCAGCTTGGCATATATGTGCTTCCACCATCAATTAACAAATCAAATAAAGATTTTGAAGTTATTGATGACAATACGATTATTTTTGGATTGTCTGCGATTAATGGTATTGGTGAATCCATAGCAGATGCGGTAATTAATTGTAGAGATGTTCAAAAACCATATTTAAATATGTACGATTTTTTTAGAAGAACTGATACAGCTATATTAAAAAAATCAACACTTGAGCATCTTGCAGGGGCCGGTGCTTTAGATGAGCTTATTCATTTGGCCGAAGAATTTGATATGACAAGAAAATATGAGTTAGATATATTAGAAAAAGAAAAACAAGAATTGGGCATATACGTATCTAAGCATCCAATTGAGGGCATATGGGACTTTTTACAAAAAGATATTACCGTAAAGATACAGGACGCTTGCGAAATGTCCAGTGGTGCGAATGTTAAAATAGGTGGAATAATTACGGGGGTTAAAAAAATTATTACCAAAAAGGGTCAGAAAATGTTTAAGTTTATAGTTGAAGATCTGACTGGGGAAATGGAGGTCGTTGTTTTTCCAAGAGAGTCTAAAAATATAGCTGATGATTTCTTTTTAGGGGGTGATATAGTTGTTGTTACTGGGTCTATTAATAAAGAAAATAAAGATGAAATAGCCACAGTAAAAATATTTTTTAACTCTATCGATAAAATAGATCCAGCAAAAGCTGTTGGGGTTCAATCAATAAATTTAAATCTTTCTAAATCGCCTAGTATGGAGCTAGTTCAAACTATTTATGATATAATTGAATCAACAAATGGTCCAATAAATGTTTTCTTTTCTTACATGGAAAACAATAAAAAAGTTACCTTTCGTTTCAAGAAAACAACATCGTTAAAAATAGAAGATAAAATTAATGAATTAATAAGTACATGGAGTTAGTATGGCATTACCGGGAACATATCAGAATCCAGCAACCAAACCATGTTGGGCGTTTTGCTCATCATGCAATAGGTGTAAAGACAAGGGCAGGTACACTAAATGCAATATTTGCAGTGGCAGATATGACCCCAGGGGTTGTATAGACATACATTCAGATGACTACTGTGATTGCAAAAATGGTATTCTTAGATGGCGAACACAAAAGGGTAAATTAATTATAACTAAATTTAAATCTAATCCATTTAAGGGAACTGTTAAGTATGAAAAGAAATCTCGAGATGAAAGAGATTGGGATTCTTACGTTAGCGATATGAGGGAAAAAATGGATGATCCGAACTTTAATCCAATAACAATATACGAGGAGTAAATCATGAATACACAAGAAGTCGGTAGAATGGTTTTAAATGGTACCACCTTAATTGAGTACAAGGTCGGAGATAATCTTAGTTATTTTATTCAGTCTGGTATAGCTGGATTTTATGCTTCTTCGGCTGAATTAGCTGATCTCTATGCTCTTTTGAGCTACTATTACAATATTGATGGTATTAATGATACAGTTATATCTTTAAAAGAAGGCGCAAATGATTGGATGGAAAATGATGAGTTGGCCATATAACGAAGATGATTACATGGAAATTGGGACTACCGGTTGGGTTCCCGTTGGAGAACGGTTCATATAAAAATATTCATAACGGTCATTTTATAGATGAAAACGGAAATGAATATGACGAAAATGGAATCTTTGTTCAAAACATACAGGACGTTGATGACTATACAGATTAAATATATATCAGAATTGTCTGATTTTGAGCGCCTTGCTCTAACTGATTTTTCTTATTCAAGAATAGATACCTATAAATTGTGTCCATCAAAATACTTTTATAGCTATATACAAAAAGAGCCAAGACAGAAAAATGATGCGGCTCTTCTTCGGGAATATAATACATTCAGTATTAGAAGATAATGTTTCTAAAGAAGAAAAACTTGATCATAATAAACTAGTTAAATCATATCAACAACACGCCCAAAAACAAGACCCAGATAAAGTTATTGGAAATCAATTAGTAGAAATTGGAACCACTATACTAAATGAATTCTTTGATCAATATGGTGAATCGACGTTTGATGTCCTTGATAAGGAATATCAATTTAATTTTATAATTGGCAGTTATTCTGTTTTTGGTTATATAGATAGAATAGATATTGTTGATCAGAATACATTAAAAATTATTGATTATAAAACTGGTAAATGGGAAGTAGCACAAAAAGATATACAAAATAATTTACAATTAGGCATATACGCATTGGCGGTTTCTGAGGCCTTTCCAGATAAAAACATTTATGCGGAACTGTATTATTTAAGGTCTGGTAGGAGAAAAGGCCATCTGTTTACAAAAGAAGATTTAGAGAATGTAAAAGAAAATTTAATTAAAGAAATTAATAAGATTACTAAGGATACATTTTTCCATCCAACCAAGAATGAAAGAGCCTGCACCTACTGTGATTTTGCTAAATCGGGAGCCTGTAATACTGGCGTATTTAGACTACGTAAATCCGCTAAGGCGTAGAAAATAACAAATAAAAAAACCTGGGGTAGGAGCCATGTTTTAGCTCCCACCCCAGGCGGGGGGAATTAATTAAAGGCTGACTGGTTCAGCGGCTGCTGAAGCGGCCAGGTCAAACTCACCAAACTCCGCAACAACTTCGGCCGCCTCGTCACGCGAGTAGCCCATTGTGCTAAGGTTAGTGATGATCTCTTCGTTAACTTCAATGAGGAAGCTATCGATGAGTGTGTCTAACTTGCTTGTCATATTATTCTCCTTAATTATTTGATTTGTGGATGGTTTGTAAATTATAATGGACTAGGATTAGGTTACGCATATAGGATAGCAGATACATGATAAAAAACAACGCTCCAGAAGAATTTTTTTTGGAGATTTCTGGTCTTCCAAAACACCCTGTTTTAAATCGCTCTTTACTAAAGAACTATACAATTGATGAGTCTATCATAGCAGCAAAGCGGTGGCAAGGGCAACGTATATCAGCATACAAAGACTGGTTATAGAGAAGACATAGGGCTAGTATTAAGGTCCAATTGGGAGGCAAATTTTGCTAGAATATTAAAGTTGTATGATATAGATTTTGAATTTGAGCCAACAGTTTTTGCGTTTCCAATTAAACGAGGAACCAAAGCTTATACTCCAGATTTTTACATAAACAATAAAAGTATTTGGATTGAAGTAAAAGGTTTCTTAGATGATAAAAGTAAAATAAAACTTAAGAGATTTAAAAGATATTATGAAAAGGAATTTAATAATTTAGTTTTTGTTATAAGCAAATTCAATACTGACGCAAAAGACTACGCAAAACAATTAGGAATTAAAAACGTAATTTTTTATGAGGACATTAGATCTTTTTATGCGGATAAGATTTTGAATTGGGAAGGAAAATAATGGGTTCGTATAAAGAGCAGTATTATAATTTAGACGAAGAAGAAATGCAAAAACTAATAGCGGAAGCTAAAAACGGTAATCAAAAATCTCAAAAAGAATTGGTGAAGGTTTTTAATAATTTTTTAACAAAATATACAACTATGTTATACTATGGTAAATATAATTTCAACGATTATGACATTAGAAGATTCACGTCTCTTTTCGTAAAAGATCCATTTGTTCGTTTTTCTTTGATAAAAAACAAACTGAACCTAGCTGGATATAAGCATGTAAACGAAGTACTTAGACGGAATTACCTATATGGCAAAAAGATATCGGCGACGAAGAAGATGTCAGGCAGACTGTCGATATGACCTTTTTCCAGTGTATTGCACGATATCAAAGAAAAGATTCAGAAAAAGGACCAATACCATTTAGTCGGATTTTTATATAGCTACTTTTTTTATCTTTTGAAAAAAAATGTTGATACATTTTTAATAGATCAATTAGGAAGAAAAACGTTTCCGCTACTGGCAGATGAACCTTCAGACAACAATGAAGATCAACAAAAGGAAATGGGGTTTAAGGCTCCTCCAGAAGAAAGAGAAATGGAATCGTTCTTAAATGCAGAAGAAATAAATGAGTTTTGGATTCTAGGCGAAAACTGCGCAGAACCTTTTGCTAGTTTAACTATTCAAGAAAGACAACTTCTTAAGTGGCGTTACGTTGACGGCTTGAGGTCTAGTCAAATAAGTCAAAAAATATCTGAACATCCAAATACAGTTAGAGAACATTTGTCAAAAACAAGAGATAAAATATTGAAGATTGTGCTAGAATCTAAGATGGAAGATGTGATAAACTTTCTTGACATAAAAAAGGAATAGCATGAATATTCACGCAATGCAGAAATTAAATGAACTTTTAAGGGCGTTTATTGATCCACAAATTCAAGAAATCGTAACGGCATATGCTTCTGGAGAAAAAGATTCAGAATATTTTATAACGATACCAGATACCGATACACTTGATCTTGATATACAGGACTTAGCCTCTTTAGTCGCAAGAACTTCAAATGTTTATGGAAGAATAGCTCGCTTTGCTGGAATGGCTAGAGCTCAATATAAACTTATAGAGGGGTCATACAAGAGAGTCTATAAAGCCAATAGAGTGGGCAGGAACGAGGCCGAAAGAGAAGCCAATGCCCTGAGCGCTGCAGAGGGTGAATATACCGCCCTGGTTACCGCTGAGTCAATAGTGCATTTAGCCGAGTCTATGGAGGCGGCAGCAAGAATTGCCTCTGAATCGGCAAGGAAACTAATTGACAAAGTTCAATCTATGCAGATCGCCTCTTCAAGAGAAGAAAAAGGATTTTATAATGAAAGAGATTTTAGGACATACTAATATGTATATTGGCCATTATAAGGCGGTTGATTCTGCAGATGAATTTTTTTCTGAATCCAAAGAGCATTTAAATTTTCCCACACAAATAGAGTATGAGAGAAAAAGATACTCCCTTATATGTACGCACATTGTTTCAACTGGGGGACAGCTGAAAAATCTCAAAAGCAGAGCAGAAGAATTAAATATAAAATTTGGCGTAAAGATATAATCCTAATGCACATTGAAGTATTTTGTGACGGAGCTTCTAGGGGTCAGGGACAAAAAAAAATAGGAGAAGCCGCTTGCGCTACGGTAGTATATAAAAATAGAAAAAAAGTTGCACAGTTTGCCAGAGGTCTTAGCTTAAGGACTAATAATGAAGCTGAATTTGAGGCTGTTATATCGGGATTGTTAATTTGTTCTATGTCTGATTTTCATGATCCGATTATTTATACGGACTCAGCTGTTGTTGCAAATCAAATCAACGGTAAATGGAAATGCAGAAATCACTCTATTTTGCCACTTCTAATGACCATTCAAGATATTAAAGAAGAATTTAACTTTAAGATTGTTCAAGTTGAAAGAAGTTTTGTGTGGGAGCCAGATGAATTGTGTAATCAATTTTTAGATAAATTGGCCGATAAAAAACGTAACAGTAAAAATTTATGATATACTTGTGAAACTATGAGTAAGACTTTTAGACAAAACCACCCAATTATAGTTGGTTTAGCTGGCAGAGCTGGAAGTGGAAAAACTTCTGTAGCAGAAACCATATGCCCCAAGGGTTTGGTTGTATCTCCTGCTGGATTAGCTGAGGGTAGTTCAATTATCTGGCAGCATATTTTTTATGCCCTTCCGTTATATGAGTTAGCTTCTATCAAAAAAAACGTAAAGGGAATTAACGAAAGGTCTAGAAAACTTTATGCAATTCATGACGTTCTTTACGAAATTTACGGGGGAAGTCCTATTGGTTTTGTTCCAGACTATGAAAAGCTCACAAATATGGTGATGCAAATTGAAGCCCTTCCCATAGAACCGGAAGGAATTAAGCCGAGAAATTTTCTACAAAAAGTAGGGGATATTTGCAGGAATCATAGGGACTCATGCCTTTCGGAGTGGGCAATTATGAAATCTTCAAAACTGTATAGGGAATACATAAGGGGCTTAGAAGAGGATGGTGTGGCAAATCCTTTTGCGGTTATTATATCTGACGTAAGATTAGAGAATGAAGCAAATTCTATTTTAAAACAACCAAATGGTATAGTTATTGTTTTCGACGCAGAGGAAACAACATTGAATCAAAGAATTATAAAGAGAGACGGACGACCCCTTTCTGAAGAGCAAATGAATCATCATTCAGAAAAACAAGTTGATATCATTAAACAAAAAGCAACACATATTCTTAAGACTGATGATATGTCTTTAGAAGAACAATCTATTAATACACTTAAATTAATTATTAATAAACTAGAAAGAGTAGGAGTATAAATGCCAAAAATAACCGAAAGCGCTGTTGAACAGTCTGTTTCTACCGTAATGGATTCAGTGGTTGCAACACATCAAAAATTAACTGTTAGAACCGAACCAGTTTTAACGGTCGCTGTGGGGAGAAAAGTTAATACAGGAAATTTTGAAAACGTAGATGTTATGGTCTGCCTTACGATTGGAATGGAGGGAGCAGACCCGTCCAATGTAGATGCTTTTTCTCAAGCCGTAAAAGACGCCGCGGCACAGGCTTTTTCTCTGGCATCCAGAGAGACGGCAGAAAGATATAATGCAATAAAAGAGGCTCAACAAGGTCGATAATTTGCATTTTCTTGTTTTAAACGATACTATATAAATATATCTAATTTAAAGTAAAGAGGTACAAACATGAAAAAAGTAATATCATCGCTTAAAAAGCTATTAGGTAGGCCGGAGGTTGTAGTCCTCAAGTCTGCTGTTGGTGACGCTACGCAGAAAGCCGCACAGGATGTTGCGGTCTCTGTAAAGAAAGCCGCTCAAGAAGTAGCTAAGTCGGCAGAGCAAGCTGTTAATTCAGCGAAGAAGGCGGCAAGAAAGTCGGCGGCAAAAAAGACAACTAAGAAAACAAAATAATGTCTGTTGCTAAAGCAAGAAAAACCACTAAAGATAAACATCCAAAACCTTCAAAATAAAAAGGGACTGAGTAAATGGTAATTAAAAAGGGTAATGAGACTTTTTCTAGTTACAATAAATTAAAGCGTACTTCAAATCATCCCAAGAAGAGTCATGGTGTTTTAGCTAAAAGTGGATCTAAAGTAAAACCTATTAGATTTGGTCAACAGGGAGTTTCTGATTCACCAAAGAAAAAAGGCACATCTACCGCTTCTCGTAAGCGTCGCGAGCCTTTTAAGGCGCGTCATTCAAAAAATATTAGTAAGAGTATAATGTCCACTACTTATTGGGTCGATAAAGTTAAGTGGTAATATATAATTAATCTAATTACTAATTAGAAAGACAAATAAATAAGGAGAAAACAATGCCTAAGGTAGGAAATAAAATGTTTGCATATACTGCAGTTGGGAAAAAGAAAGCCAAAGCCTACGCAAAAAAAACGGGCAAGAAAATGATCAAGAAAAAGTCTTCAAAGAAAAAAATGGGCTATTAATTTTTACTAGATAGGAAAGCACCCAATGCCAAAAGTAGAGTGGGATATTGTAGTCCCGGTAAAGCAACCGGCAGATCTTAGGGGAATTGCTCCCGGTAAGTTACCAGAAGCCCTTCTTCGTCCAGCAACTGGTGGCGGCAAACTTCATTGGCAAGCAGCCAATGCTTGGAACGCAATGGTTGAGGTGGCAAAAGCAGATGGTATCGAGCTAAAACCCGTTTCAGCTGGTGACACATACAGAACATATGAATCACAGCTTGTGGCATTTAAGCAGCGTTATACGACAACGCCGAATGGCAATTCTACTAGAACTTTTGAAGGCAAGAAGTGGTATAAAAAAGATTCTAAGCTGGCTTCTTTGGCGGCACCCGGTACGTCACAGCACAATAGTCGGATTGGCCGTTGATGTTCATACTGCTGGAGAACCAAAGCGTTTAAAATGGCTTATTGCTAATGTTCGCAGGTTTGGATTTTCGTGGGAAGTGGTACCCGAGGAACCTTGGCACCTGCGATACACCGAACGGAGATAATCCTCCTGCGGCAGTGGCAGAATACATGGCAAAAAACAACTTCGTCAAACCAATTTTAACATCAATG